ATGCCGAAGATCAACCGCGAGCCGCTGACGCGGCGTTCCGTCGATAGCGCGAAGGCGACAGGCAAAGCCTACCGGATGCGCGATGCGACCGTTCCCGGGCTGGTGCTGCGGGTCTCCGCTACCGGTGCGCGCTGCTGGGCGATCGTGTGGGGCCGCGGGCAGGAACGCACCTTCGGCGACTACCCCGCCCTGCCGCTGGAGGCAGCACGCGAGCGCGCCAGGAAGCTCGCCGGCGAGATCGCCGCGCACGGCGCGCCGCTGGCGGTGATCGAGGCGGCCAAGCCCAAGCCGGCCACGCTGGGCTCGTTCGTGCGTGAGCATTACGGCCCATGGGCCAAGGCCAACCAGAAGGCCGGCCAGGCCACCATCGACGCGCTCGCCGCCCACTTCACCGAGATCGTAGACAAGCCGCTCGCCGCCATCTGCGCGTTCGACCTGGAGCGGTTCAAGTCCCAGCGCTTGAAGGCCGGCATCAAGCCGGCGACGGTGAACCGCGACCTCTCCCGGATCCGCGGCGCGCTGTCCCGCGCGGTCGACTGGGGCATGCTCGAGCAGCACCCGATGCGCACCGTGAAGCAGGCCAAGGGCGCCGACGACAGCCGCGTGCGGTACCTGACACACGAAGAGGAGCGCCAGCTGCGCGCCGGCCTGCAGCAGCGCGAGAACGACCGCCGCGCGCCTCACCTACTCCCGATGGTACTGGTGGCGCTCAACACCGGCATGCGCCGCGGCGAGCTACTCGGCCTGGGCTGGGCAGACGTCAACCTGCCGGGCAAGCTCGTCACCGTCACAGTAGCCAACGCCAAGAGCCGCAAGGCCCGCCACATCCCGCTCAACAGCGAGGCGCACGACACGCTCGCGCGCTGGGGCCAGCAGGGCGCTGGCACCGGGCTGGTGTTCCCCTCGCCCAGGACAGGCCGGCGCATGGACAACATCAGCAGCAGTTGGGAGGAGTTATGCGACACGATCGCCCTGCCCGGCTTCCGCTTCCACGACCTGCGCCACACGTTCGCCAGCCGCCTGGTGATGGCCGGCGTCGACCTCAACACCGTGCGCGAGCTGCTGGGGCACTCCGACATCCGCATGACGCTGCGCTATGCCCACCTGGCGCCGGACAAGCTGGCCGAGGCCGTGGCCAGGCTCTGACGGCATCCAACCGCCGACGGCGGACGAACCGCTAGCGGAATTCCCCTAGCGGTCCACAGTAGATACGGGAAAATCCCGTATCTGAAGCCCTTTACCTGCGCTGCGGGTAAAGCCCGGTGCGGTGAATCTCCACCAACGGTGGAAATTCCGCCGTTGGCGGGAATTTCCTCAACCTGAGGAGATTCGGGTCTGGGGCTTTTCCTCAGCGTGAGGAGAAGGGGGCAACCGCCGGCGGCGAACTCTGCGAATCTGCAGAGTTTCCGGCTTCCTCAAATTGAGGATGCTGAGAGAATCAAGCACTTACGGATCAACTGCCGGTATTCCGGCAGTTCCGGGTTCGAATCCCTGCCTATCCGACATACCCGCCATTGGCGGAGGAAGTGCGGGCTACAGATCGACGCGCACATCCACGTCTGCGAGACGCTGCAGGATCAGCCCGAGCTTGATCGGCTCGCCGGACGAGTGCGCCGACAGGAGCTGACCCATGACGGTCTGCAACTCGGATGCCTGACGCTGGAACCACGAGTGGAGTATCTCCACCTCCCGGATCGCCATCTGCGACTCGTTGCTGTTCCCGGGCAGCGGCCCCTCCTCAGTCAGCTCCCGCAGCTGGTCTCGGAGCGCGCGCTGCGTCTCCAGTGCGGACCGGTACTCAGCGGACACAACCGGTATCAGCGACTGGACGGTGATCGGCTTTACCTGGAAAGACTCCTCCAGCCGCTGGACGATCTCCGCGTTCATAGATTTTGAGGTGCGCGAAGCCTCCTCCGTCAGCTTGGCGTGCAAGCCATCCGGTATTCGCAGGGTGATTCGTGTGTAGCCGTCTTCACTCATGAACGTATTGCACCATTTTCGTGTCAGAAAGTCTTGACACGAAATCTGTGTCATGCGCTAATCGCTACGACACGAATTTGGTGTCATTGGACTCACATGGACCACAACGAGGAAAGAAGAATGGAAGAAAGGCTCAGTTACAGCGTCGACGAAGCCGCCCGAGCAACCGGGCTGGGGCGGTCGAATTTCTACAAGATCCTGGCGCGTGGAGATATCGAGAGCTTCACGATCGGGAAGCGCCGGATGGTGTCGGCGCGCGCGCTGCGCCAATTCATTGAGCAGAAGGAGCGCGAGGCATCCCGGCGGAGTGTCGCTTGACCCCGCAAATAGAAACGGCCCGAGCGCGCCAACGCCCGAGCCGTAGAAGACAAGCCCGAACCCTAGCAAGGAACGATCAAGCCATGAGCACAACTGTACATCATCCGCGCGCTGCTGCAACCGGCAGCCACCCTGCCCTGCTGTCAGGCAATACCTACGCGACCAGGCCGACCAAGCTGGACCCCATCGCATGCGACTGCTGCCACCGCTCGATCGGCTGGCAGGAAGCGCGCCGGTCGATGTGCACATTCCCTTTCGGGACGCTGCATTACGTCCTGTGCCCCCAGTGTAACCGCGTGGAGGACTTCGAAGACCGCCCGGTGAAGATCGGCTGGATGCTCACGCGCGCTGGTCGCTTCGGGCAGCAGTTCCGCGAGGCCGTGCAGGCGCAGCTGGGTGGCAGGCATGAGCACCCAGAAGCAGCAGTCCTACCGCACAGCCCCCGGCATGCAGTCGAATCTCGAATTCGCCCTCCGCTTCGCTCAGTGGATGCAGGCCCGCCGGCGGCAGGCGGCCATCAGCGACATGATGGAACGGTGGGGCATGAGTCGCGCCACGGCCTACCGCTACAAGGCCATCTATGACTCAGTGATCGGCGGTGATGCATGAGCGCCACCGTGCTGCCCTTCCCGCCGGCGCGCGTCATCCGCCGAACGCCACGCCCCTCCCCCAGCCGCGTCGATGCCCTGGTGGCTGCGCTGGAGCGCTTGGCCGCCGATCCCAATAGCCCATTCGCGCGCCGCATACAGGAGCTGCGCAAGGGAGACAACAAGCGATGAGTTTTCAGGCGCTGACCTGGGCCGTTCAGCAGCAGCTGCCGGTCCAACAAAAAATGGTGTTGCTCATGCTCGCCAACAGGACGAACCCTGATCATGGTAGGTGCGACCCGTCGCACCAGAAGTTGGCCGCCGACTGCGGCATGAGTTCTGACAGCGTGAAGCGTGCAATCAGGGCTCTTGCCGATCAGGGCCTGCTGAGCATTCGCCGGCGGCGGGATGGCGATGTGAGCCTGCCAAACCAGTACGACCTCCACCTTGACGGGTGGGTGCTACGTGCACCCACGGGTAGCGTAGAGCATCCACGGTGGGAGCACACAGACCCCACGGTGGGTGCTGATAGCACTACAAAACAGAAATCTAAACATAAAGATAAACAGGCGCCCACACACCGCCTCAGCCAACCATCTACTGCAGACGAGCACAACAGAGGCGGTAGGAACGCCGATGCAGTTGTGCAGGCAGCGCAGAGGCTGCAGGCCGCGGGAGTACCTGCGGCCAAGGCGAACCCCGAGCTGGCCCGATCGATTGCAGCAGCCGTAGATAGCCACACGCGGCAGCTGATGGGGCTGGCAGCAGCACACCCTGGGAAGCCCATGAACTACCTGCTCACCGTGCAGGAAGCGAGCACTTCAACCGGAGCAATCAGGAATGGAAACAATCGCGCGGAGAGCGCATCAGAGCGCACACGCAGGCTCTGTGACGAGGCGATCCAGCGAGAGCGGGAAACGCGCCTCGGCAATGTCATCGAGGGCAATTTCCGAGCTGTGGGTAACGATGACTGAGATCTACGGACCTCATTGGGTACAGCGCTGGGGCGCAAGGCCAGCAGGCAGCCGATCAGTGGCGTGGACGCGACAGGTTGCTGACCTCACGCAGACGGAGATCGAGGCTGGGCTCACAAAGTGCATGCTGGGTGCTGACCCAATGCCACCCACGCCAGCGGAGTTCCGAGCACGCTGTGTGGGTCATGGACGGCCACCAGCCACGCACTGGCTTATGCGGAGCCTGCCTGCTCCGCTCGGCCAGCAGCGAGCCGGCAAGGTCGCCGCGTGCGGACCTGATCGATGACAGCCGAGCGGCCCCGGGGGGGCGTGCGAAAAATTGAAATCGTCCCCACCGGACACCCGCCGCTCAGTCAAATTTTCGCACCGTCAAAATTAGCTTTTGAAAATATCGGGAGGCACTTTGGACCCTGACAGACCCACCATGCATGGGGTGCCGCTTGATCGGGCCGCCGCCGAGCTGGGCGTTCCCACTGGAACGCTACGGCGCTGGGTGCGGCAAGGCTGCCCCGTGGTCCACCGAGGCCACCGCGGGCGCGGCCATGCGGCGCTGGTCGATCCCGCACAGGTGCTGCAATGGCGGCAGGCCGGCGCGCGCCAGCAGGTTTACCTTGAGCTCGCCAGCGCGGTACCCACCGTGATCGCGCACGCGGCATGCGATTCGATGCGCCTGGCTAACGGGATCGACAAGAAACGGCTCGCAGGGGTGCAGGCGGCGACCTGGTACGTGGCGACCAACGCTGTGCTGGATCACCTGCGCGAGCGCTGCCCCGCAGTGCCTGAGCTTGCCGTGGTGCCGGACGAAATCGAGCAGCTCCGTAAAATCGCACGATAGCGATTGATTTTAGGCGGTCCCGGTACGGTGTTCCCATCAACCACCGGAGACACCCCAGATGGACCCCATGCAGCAAGCTGCACTTTCCCGCGCCCGCACTGCCCTCGATGTGGCGGTGGCCAACGAATGCAGCTCTGCCAAGGCAAAGGCGTTCGTCGAGATGGCGCTGGGCATGATGCTCAACGGCAAGAACTTCCGCAGCGCCCTTGCCGGTCACCCATCCTCACTGGTTCAAAAGGCTCTGGCCGAGTCTACATTCGGCGAGGTGTGGCAGGCCCCAGCCGCGGCGGCGCTGGCGGCCAGCTACATCGGTAGCATCGCGGAGGGTTCGCTGCTCGACCAGATCATCACCTATAGCTCCTCGCTGCCGGTCAATGTTCCCCGCGTGCTGGTCGGCAGCGGCTACAGCGCCAACGTCACCAAAGAAGGTGACCCGAAGGTGGTCAAGAACTTGGAGCTCAGCACCACCGACGTGGAGCTGCACAAGGCCGCTGCGATCGTGGTGATGACGCAGGAGCTTGTTCGCGCGATCGGTGGGCAGGACATTTTCGAAAGCGAGCTGCGCAAGAGCGTCACGCGCGCTATCAACTCCTCAGTACTGTCCCAATTGCTGGACAGCGAGCCGCATTATGTCGCACCGAGCGCGGACGCTCTGGCCAACCTCCGTGCCGGCATGTTCGCTGCTGGCCCTTCGGAGGGATACGTGGTCGCCGCGCCGGCGGTGGACGTCATCGACCTTGCGACACGGCTGGAAAATCGCGGCGGCATGGGCGTGCGTGGCGGCAGCTTCATTCCGGGTGTGCAGGTCGTCGCCATGGACGACATTTCGGACATGTACGTGATTCCGGCCTCGCGCATCGCCGTACGCGATCAGGGGCTGGAAGTTCGCAGCGCAGGGCACGCGACGGTCAACATGGCCGATACACTCACCAGCCCCTCGCAATTGGTGTCGCTGTTCCAGACCAACAGCATTGGACTGCTCGCAGAGAGAAATTTCCACCTGGCGGCCGCTTCGCCCATGGTGGTTGTTGGCGAGGATCCGAATCCATGAGCATCGGGACCGCCTACCAAGAGGCGTTGAAAGCGTTGGCGGAGCAGGTTGCCCGCGCATACCGAGAGGACTGCTGCAGTTTCCAGGTGTCAGCCGGGCTGATTCAGGGCAACACCATGATCGCGGTCTCCGCCACGTTCGACGCAACCGGAACCGAATGTTGGGTGCCAATGTCGTTGGGCAGCGACCCGTGGACCGATGAGAGGCGCAGCCGTATCGAGGCGGATGCTCGCGCAGTGCTCTCGCAGCGGCTGAGTTTTGAAGAACGCACCGCGCGCAGCGTGAGTGACTTCATGCAGGGAGTGCTCGATGGGTATCGCTGACCGACTGAAGTCTCTGATCACACGGCGAGCGCCAGCCGCCGCGACTGCCATCTCCCCGCCTGGCGGCGGTGGCTGGCGCAACGTGCTGGAGCCTTTCACCGGCGCTTGGCAGCGCAACCAGTCGATCGCCACGCCGATAGAGCTGGAGACGTACAGCACGGTCTACGCATGCATGTCGCGCATTTCCAGCGACATCGGCAAGCTGCCTTTCACACTCAAGCGGCGTGATGCGAACGGCCTTTGGATAGCTGACCGGCACCAGACCATCAGCCCACTGCTCCGGCGGCCGAATGCCTACCAGACGCCAGCGCAGTTCCGTGAGGCCTGGATCCTCTCAAAGCTCAGCCGCGGCAATACCTACGTGCTGAAGGGCCGGAGCAGCAGCGGCGCTGTCACGAATCTCTGGGTGCTGGATCCCAACCTCGTTGAACCGCTGGTCGCCCCCTCCGGTGACGTGTTCTATCGACTGCGATATGGCCGGCCGGAGAACCTGCTGCCCGAAAAGTATGCAGGCGATGAGCTGATCGTGCCGGCAAGCGAGATCATCCACGATCGGGAGATGGCCCTTTTCCATCAGTTGATTGGTATTGGCCCGCTGGATGCCGCCACCCTGGCTGCGAACAAGAACATACGCATCCAGCAAGACGCGACCAAATTTTTCACGAATGGAGCCAACCCTGGCGGCATCCTCACGGCGCCGGCTGGCATGTCCGAAGACGATGCCCAGGCAGTGAAGGAGTACTGGAACACCAACTTCCAAGGAGCGAATGCTGGCAAGGTCGCGGTCATCGGCGCCGACATGAAGTTCACGGCCTTCGCGTTCAAGGCGATCGACTCGCAGATGGTGGAGCAGCTGCGCTATTCCGACGAGCAGATCGCGCATGCATTCGGCATCCCGCCTTTCAAGGTGGGCATCGGCAGCATCCCGGCCGGCATGAAGGTCGACGACCTCAACCAGATGTACTACGCCGACGCGCTGCAGGCGCGCATCGAGGCGATGGAGGACTGCCTGGATCAGGCGCTAAGCCTGGGGGATGAGATCGGTGTGGAGCTCAATCTGGAGCCGCTCCTGCGCATGGATCTCGGCAAGCAGGCAGAAGTGCATGCAGCGCTCACCGGCGCTGGCATCGAAGCGCCCAACGAAGCCCGCCGCCGCTTCGGACTCTCGCCCCTCACTGGCGGTGATAGCGTCTACCTGCAGCAGCAGAACTACAGCCTAGAGGCCCTGTCGCGCCGCGACAGCTCGTCGGATCCGTTTGCCACCGGCGGTACCGGTGAGCGCGGCCTGAGCCCCGCGCGTCTGCTGACCAGGGATCTGCCGGGCGGCCGCGCCAAGCAGCGGGCCAAGTTCAACCACGACGACGGCAGCTGGGATGTTGAGATTGCTCCTAATCGCTGGTTGCATCGCGTGAGCTCGCACCAGATCGAGAACATGAGGAGCGTTGGCTGATGGAAACGAAAGGGAGCGGACGTTCCAGGCACGAATTGCCCGCCGCGCTGAGAAGCCAGGCAAGCGACGTTCATACCGCTTGCCGCGATTTGGCCCAGAAAGTGGCGATGTACTTGATGCGCAACGATGAGGCTGCTGCGACATCCCTCGCACAGGCGATCGAGCGCGGTGACCGCCTGATGGTCGCGATCGACTTGGACACGACAGATAGCGCGCTGAGGGTACTGTCGATCGCAGCTGACCAGCAAGTCACTCAGCACGCCGCACTCGGCCTGCTTGCACTCTCCGAAACGAGGAATTGACCTTGGCCACAGCTATCCCAAAGGTCCGCACTGTTCGCCTCTACGGCGTGATGCGTGCCAAGTTCGGCAAGGAGTTCCGGCTGGCAGTGGCATCGCCGGCCGAGGCCATCCGCGCGCTGTCGGTGCAACTTCCAGGCTTCCAAGCCTTCCTCATGGGCGCCAAGGACCGGGGCCTGACGTTCGCCGTGTTCAACGGCCGGCGCAACCTCAGCGAGGATCAGCTGCACGATCCGCCGGGGGATGACGCAATCCGCATTGCGCCGGTGCTGCAGGGTTCAAAGCGAGGCGGCACGCTCCAGACAATCATGGGCGCTGCCCTCATCGTAGTGGGCGCAGCGGTGAACATCATCTCAGGCGGGTCACTGGCAATAATCGGCACGCCGCTGATCAACGCCGGTGTAGCTATGGTCATCGGTGGTGTAGTGCAGATGCTCTCGCCAACGCCAAAGGGTCTCGGCACGCAGGACAGTCCGGACAACCGCCCGAGCTACGCATTCAATGGGCCTGTGAACACGCAGGCTCAGGGCAACCCGGTACCGGTCGCTTACGGCGACACCTGGACTGGTTCGGCCGTCATCAGCGGCGGCATCTTCGCAGAGGATCAGGTGTAAATCAGGAGAGATCCATGAAAGTTGAAATGAAACTTCAAGGCATTGACGGCGTGCTAGGAGTGTTGCAGTCGCTACCTGCTGAGGTCGTGAGTAAGCGCGGCGGGCCGGTGAAGCTGGCGCTCGCAAAGGGCGCACGCGCACTGAGAGACAAAGCGCGGCAGAACTTGCAGCGGTCAATCGATATACGCGGCTCGGACAGCACGGGCACGACCGTCAAGTCGGTGATTGCCAGCCGCGGTAAGGCGCCGACCGGGACCAAGGGCGAGCGCCAGCTGGTGCGGGTCAAGAAAAAGGCTTTCATCAATGCTCACGGCAAGCGGACCAGCACGCTCATGACCGCCAACCTGCTGGAGTACGGATCAGCACATCAGCCTGCTACGCCGTGGCTCAGACCCTCAGTCGCAACTCACGCACCGATGGTGATCGACACCATCACCGCCGACCTTATTGCTCAGATCGATAAAGCGGTGAAGAGGCTGGCAAAACCAGCCTAACCGGCGACGCGCCAGCGCTGCGCAGCTCGTTGGCGAGCTACACGGACCGCGTCGGTGGGCCACCAGCAGATGGAAGCAGCTTCAAGAGAGCTTCTCTGAAATCTTTCTCGGGCTTGAGCACGAGGTGGGTTCCGTGGTTGGTATGAATCCGAACGCGCAGCGTGCGAACGTCCCAACTGCTCGTGACAAGCGGCTTGTGCGCAGTCTCGACGTGCATGAGTCCCACAAGCCACTCCGTTCCTGAGGGGTTTGGCACTTGCCAGCTCGCTGTCTGACCGTCAGAAAGTGGACACGGCAGCGCGCTCGAATTGGGCAAGTTCCAAGAGTTGAGAATTGCGTGCCTTTTCTTGTAAATCCCCGTGTGCATCGAGATGTTGCTCATGATCGTGGCCCGCGTTCCTACGTTGGTCACAGAGAAGGAAACCACGTCCTCACGATAGCCACCACCTACTAGGACGCGCAGGCCGCAGTAACCGCGCAGCTTGATCCTCTCCCCCCGCTTGGCTAGCCATATCGCAACGATCGCCGCGGTCAAAGAGCCAATACCGGAAACCCAGTCTGCGACTGATCCCCAGTCGATGCCGGACAAAAGCTCTGCCATAGTGCGCCCTTCGCTTTTTGCAGGATGGTTGCAGGACAACAAAAAAGCCGGCTCAGGGCCGGCTTTCTTCATCTCCACTTTCTGCCCGAATTTCAGGGGCTTGAGTGGTGGGCGGTACAGGGTTCGAACCTGTGACCCCTACCATGTCAAGGTAGTGCTCTACCGCTGAGCTAACCGCCCGAATCCTGCTCCAGCATTGCGCTGTGCAGGGCGCGCATTCTAGCGCAGGGTTTTGAGGATCACAAGCCCTCATTGCACTTGGGCGACGTCCTGCCCTACCCCAGGCTTGCCGCCTTCAACTTCTGGATCTGGTCACGAATCTGGGCCGCAGCCTCGAACTCCAGATCCTTGGCGTGCTGGTACATCTTCTGCTCCAGGCTCTTGAGCTTGCCGGCGATCTCGGCAGGCTTCATCGCACGATAGTCCGGCGCTTCTTCGGCCACCTGACGCGACTTCGAACGCCCCTTGCCAGCCTTCTTATCGGCGGCGTCCTCGCGGGCACCCTCCATGATGTCGGAGATCGGGCGCGCCACCGACTTCGGTGTGATGCCATGCTCGAGGTTGTACTCGACCTGTTTTTCGCGACGCCGGTCGGTTTCGTCGATCGCCGCCTGCATCGATCGTGTCATCTTGTCGGCATACAGGATGGCCTTGCCGCGCAGATTTCGGGCCGCACGACCGATGGTCTGGATCAGCGAGCCGGTCGAACGCAGAAAACCCTCCTTGTCCGCGTCCAGAATCGCCACCAGCGACACCTCCGGCATGTCCAGGCCTTCGCGCAGCAGGTTGATGCCGACCAACACATCGAACTTGCCCAGGCGCAGGTCGCGGATGATCTCCACGCGCTCGACCGTGTCGATGTCCGAGTGCAGGTAGCGCACGCGAATGCCGTGCTCTCCCAGGTATTCGGTGAGGTTTTCGGCCATGCGCTTGGTCAGCGTGGTGACCAGCACGCGGTCACCGAGCTTGATGCGCTCGTGCACCTCGGACATCAGGTCGTCGACCTGGGTGCCCACTGGGCGGATCTCTACGACTGGATCGATCAACCCCGTTGGACGCACGACCAGCTCGGTGATTTCGCCGGCGGACTCGCGCAACTCGTAGGGTCCCGGGGTCGCCGACACATAGATGCTGCGCGGAGAGCGCGCTTCCCATTCTTCGAAGCGCAGTGGCCGGTTGTCGAGTGCCGACGGCAGGCGGAAGCCGAATTCCACCAACGTTTCCTTGCGCGAACGGTCGCCCTTGTACATCGCGCCGATCTGCGGAATGGTCACGTGGGATTCGTCGATGACCAGCAGTGCGTCCGGCGGCAGGTAGTCGAACAATGTCGGTGGCGGCTCGCCGGGCGCCTTGCCGGTGAGGTGCCGCGAATAGTTTTCGATGCCGTTGCAGAAGCCTACCTCGGCCATCATCTCCAGATCGAACTGGGTGCGTTGTGCCAGACGCTGCGCTTCCACCAGCTTGTTCTGCGAATACAGCTGTTCCAGCCGTTCCTTCAGCTCCTCCTTGATCGTATCGACGGCGCTGAGCGTGCGCTCGCGCGTGGTGGCGTAGTGCGTCTTCGGATAGACGGTATAGCGCTGCAGCTTGCGCAGGGTCTCGCCGGTCAGCGGGTCGAACAAGGTCAGCTGCTCGACGTCGCCGTCGAACAACTCGATCCGTAATGCCTCGGTATCCGACTCGGCCGGAAACACATCCACCACCTCCCCGCGCACGCGAAACGCACCGCGGGTGAGCTCGAATTCGTTGCGCGTGTATTGCAGATCGGTGAGATGACGGATCAACTGCCGCTGGTCGATGTGCTCGCCGATCGACAGGATCAGGCGCAGCGACAGGTAATCCTCAGGTGCACCCAGGCCATAGATCGCCGAGACGGTGGCGACCACCAGCGAGTCACGACGCGAGAGCAGCGTTTTCGTCGCCGACAGGCGCATCTGTTCGATGTGCTCGTTGATCGAACTGTCCTTCTCGATGAAGGTGTCCGACGACGGCACATAGGCCTCGGGCTGGTAGTAGTCGTAGTAGCTGACGAAGTACTCCACCGCGTTGTGCGGAAAGAACGACTTGAACTCGCCGTACAACTGCGCTGCCAGCGTCTTGTTGGGCGCCATCACCAGAGTCGGCCTCTGCACCTGCTGTACGACGTTGGCGATGGTGTAGGTCTTGCCCGAACCCGTCACCCCCAGCAGGGTCTGCTTGGCCAGGCCGGCCTCGAAGTTGGCCACCAGCTTCTCGATGGCAGCGGGTTGGTCGCCGGCTGGAGAGTACGGGGAGACGAGTTCAAAGCGGTCGGTCATGGAGCGGATCTCGGGGGGGGACGGTACGAAATCTCGTAGGTCGATGCCGGTAAAAACCTGACGCACACTTGAGTGAAGCAAGCGTTTCCTGACATGCGGCCAACACGGAGACTGCTCGCTCGACCTCAGGGAGAGCGCGATGGAAGCAGTGACTCGTTCGAGCGCGAGAGGGTACACCGCAGTGCAGTTGTTGGTCGTGATGGCAGTCATCGCCATCACGTCAGCCATCGGCCTGCCGAGCTTCCAGAGCGTTCTGGAGTGGCATCGGGCGACGACACGAGTGCATTTGCTCACGGCACATCTTGCGATGGCGAGAAGTCTGGCCATTACACAGCGCGTCCCCATAAGCATGTGCCCATCTGCCGATGGGGCGACCTGCCGGCCCGACCGGGTGTGGAGTAAGGGCTGGATTCTGTTCAAGGACCCTGACCGCCACGGGCAACCAGCCCAAAGCGACGCCATTCTAAGGATTACCCAGTATCCGGCGACTGGCGATATCGACGTCACCTCGAGCCTCGGCAGGCCTGTAGTCCGGTTCCTTCCCAGCGGCCGAAGCAGCGGCACCAACATCACCATCAGCCTGTGCAGCAATGCCAAGCGACTTGCAGACGTTGTGGTCAACAACGCAGGGAGAGCACGCGCCGTGCGCTACGCCATGCCCACCAGCTGCACGCAGCCGTGAGGCCAAAACAAAGAGGCCGCGACTAGTCGCGGCCTCTTTTCACACCTTGGCGCCCGAAGTTGGACTCGAACCAACGACCCCCTGATTAACAGTTAGCGCTACTAAGCTTAAAAATCAGCGACTTGCCTCACTTATTTCTCCCAGCGGCTGACGCCGGAGGCCTAGTGCGCGCATAGGCGTCCTGCCAATTTTCCCGGCCATTGCGGTCACCGGCGTCGCCCTAAATGGCTCAAGAATGTGTTCTCCGGGCAGTCACCTCAGCTCGGATCCTGGCCTCATGGCGCACTGCCCACATGACGGTGCCACGCCGCCCCTGGTCGAAGCTGCTGCAGTCACGCTGGACAAAGGGTGCGAAGGGTTGGCCAGGCGGCACCGGCTTTTGGCGCTCCAACAGCACGTACCACTCGCCAGTGAGTCTCTGCACCAACCTGGCCACCTCTTCACCCTCGAAGAAAAGCGCCGTCGGTGACCCCATCGCGCCCTGCCAAGGCCTGTCCCAGCGGAAGCCAGGCGGCAGGACAGGTTCGTCGCCGGCATCGATCGCGCTCATGCAGCAGTGACCGACATATATATGGTGTGCTGCTGACCACTGCGCTTGTTGGCCAACCGGATTTCGCGCTTGGGCATGGCCACGGCTTGGTCTACCACCCACCAGCGCTCCCCGCCCGCCGCGTCGACGGGATCGAGGTTTGCCTGCGGAGCATCGTGGGTCAGCGACATTGCGGGCGGAACCGGCGGTAGTGAGTGGTATGGCAACCCACTCTAGCGCGCCCCAATCTCAATTTTTCAGATGACCACGGGAAAGAGGTAATCTAGGTAATCAGCTCCCAGGAATGCAAATATTTCCATACTTCTCAATGGCTTATAAGAAAATGTCAAAGGTAATTAAAGGGTAATTGAGAGGTAATGGGATTACCTTTTTGGGAGGTAATCCCATCCCCAAAAAATATCCTTCAATTTCAATCACATAACTTTTCTATGGGGTGCCGATTACCTTAAATCACCCCAAAAGGTAATCCCGAATTCCCCAATGACATCAATCCCTTAGACCCTGTTTCACGTCGCGGATTACCGATTACCTGGTTCCGATGGTCATCTGACGAAACGCACCGTGAGGCCTGCCCCCGGAACACGGCCGCGCCCTGCCCGCACAGCATCCCAGGCGCGCAGGGATCTGCAGGGAAGCGACGTCCCCGTGATTCCCACGGATCGCTAGCAGCAGCAAGGCCTAGGCCCACCCTGCGGAAGTGCAGCGAAAACCGTGCATGAAGACCGCAGGCGTGGCGGGGCGACGATTGCGCGCGCTCACGTGATCGCCCACCAGCAGAGCGTAGACATACAATTGGGATGGCGCAGGGAGGATGTTATGGGCGAGCTCGAAGATAGGCGGTGCACTGCTAAGAAGCTGGGACGGCTTGACATGCAGATAGAAATCATGTCGATCAACGAGGAGACCCGGACTGCAAGCTTCAAGGCGATCCCCGATCCTCGCCGTTACGACAGGGTCGAAATTGATGGCAAGAAGCTTTACTTAGATCGCTACCTGGATTTGCTTGTTCCCTTCGAGGACTTCGCTGAGCAACTTGCAGGCCTGCCAGTCTTCAGCCTAAGTCCGCGCATCCTTTCGACCCCAGCCTATGCAGGAGAGCGTAAGGAAGCGATCGGAGATTCGCTTGCAGGTAAAGTCATGCGACGCCCTAGTACTGCCCCCGCTCAACACAAGGAGCTTCCAAATGTGAGGCACAAGCGGAGCTTGGCGTTTCTCTCGGTCGACATATGTTCGTCAACCAGCCTTCGCCTTCGGGATCCAGATCGCTTTGACAAATCTGCTGATATCTTGATCAATGAGCTAAAAATATTAGCGGGGCAATTTAATGCCACGGTGCTAAAGCCGACTGGCGACGGCTTTATCGTATATCTCGATCACCCTTCATTCGATTGCCAGTGTGACAACATTGTAGATTTGGGCGTCTCAATGCTTAGGCTGACTGACCAAGCTATTCGACCCGCCCTAAAGGCTGCAAGCTTGCCCGCACTAAATATTCGAGTTGGTGCCGACTATGGGGCTGCAAGCGTTCAGCCAAAAGCTATTGACGACATTGGCTACAAATGGACCCACGTAGCAAGCAATGCGCTCAATTTGGCGGTCAAAATTGAGCAGAGTGCCTCACCCAATACTATGAGAATAGGTCGCGACCTTTATGAGCTCATACATGTCCAATGGCTAGAGAGGACGACTCCGAAGGGCGAACTGAAATTTGATGAAATCGAAGCAGCCTATCGAATTTATGAGATTAGCTAATGCCAATTGAACGCATTGATGCAGCGTACCAGGCGAAGCAAAACGCAAGAATACAATCGAGTTTACGACGAATCGACACTCGCCCAGCCATCCCTACGGGCCGCGTAATACCCGAAAGTGGCGATTTAGCTATATATGATGGCCGCAGCTTAAACGCTACCATCCTTTTTCTCGATATATGCGGGTTCACATCGCGCCCGCAGGAGACCACGCAAGACCAAGAACAATTGCTTCGTGCGATATCGCTTTTTTTTAGTGAGATGATACGCATCATTGAGGACTTCGGTGGAACCGTAGAGAAAAATACGGGCGACGGACTCATGGCTTACTTCGTTCAAACGGCAAGCGATAGCTTTTCGGTGCAGCAACGCGCCCTTTCCGCAGCTCTTACAATGTTTCATACAGCGGCTAGTTCGCTTAATCCACATATCGAAAGACGCGGCATAGCACCTTTCGAATTCAGGATTTGCCTCGATCATGGCCCAGTAACTATCGCACGGGTTGGCGCGGCCAAAGGCTTTAATGACATCGTTGCGATTGGAACGCCCGCGAACTTGGCTTGCAAGATGCTTCACGTAGCCAAATCGAACGAAATCATGATTGGAAATGCTATCGCATTGAATCTTGATGCGGCGTGGCGAACTTATATTCGTGCCTCAGCCCATAACACGGGATACCACTACACACTTAGTGGACAGCCATATATTTATTGGTATTATTTGGGAAGATGGACATGAACGACCCCATCCGGACGGCCGAATCGACCACTTCTTTTCCGAACAAGAGAGAGCCGGCATTCCTAGCAGAACCTCACCAAAAATTCGTAGACTCGCAACAATCATACATAAGCGCCTACATTCAGCTCGCAGATACCAAGGCTGCATGGGCATTTGCCATATCGAGTGCACTGGCTGCATTCATATTGACCAATCGAGAACACTCCCCATTGCTTAAGCAGCCGAGCGATCTCATTATAGGCTCGGTCACCTTGATTTCGTTGGCGCTATCCGTTGCATCTGCGATCTTTGCATTTATAGGGATTGCCCCAAAGTTGTTCTCCAGCAGAAGCACCAATCTTTTTTTCTTTGGCACGGCAGCAAACTCAGACAGCGCTCAAGATTTTTACCTGAAGCTTTCTGACCAGGATGAGCAATCACTTTTGGAGACTCGGATATACCACAATTTTGACATCGCAAGAATTTGTGCCAAGAAATACATGCGGGTTAAACAGGCTTTCTGGCTAGGCTTTATGGCGGTTGGCCTACTTGGAATTGCCTTGGCAATGGGAAGCATTGATGGACAAAGGTCTGGTGGCGCTACCAAAAAGGGGGCTATCGCCCCCATCCCAGCTTGCCGCTAAACAGATGCTCGTTCTTTAGCGACCTGGGAATAATGGCTAGTTAGCTCAATGCCTGTCCAACTGTAACCCTGTAATCCGGCTGCAACGAGAGTTGTGCCACTCCCAGCGAACGGATCCAGAATTCGGCCGCCCGCCTCGCAGATCCGAACCAGCTGGCTCATTAACTCGGTAGGTTTGCCAGTTAAATGGTGCTTGTCGGCCTTGCGTACCGACTCGCGGATGACACCAGGCAGCACAGGCGCACGACGATCCAGCGGCATGTTGCCCTTGCTGCCCCACACGATGTATTCAGCTTGGTTGCGGAAGCGGCCAAGTTGCGGCCGCACACCTTCGGTCTTGTCCCAAACGGTGATGCCGCGCCAGGTGAAGCCGGCGATCTGTAGCGCGTCAGTGGTCAGCGGTAGCTGACGCCAATCAGTGAACAGCAGCACTGGCGCGCCGTCTTTGAGCACGCGCGCGCACTCGGACAGCCACAGATGCATCCATTTCAGGTGCGAGCGTTGGTCGCGCTCGTCACCAACGAAATCGACATGTCCGCCATCCCGGCAGTACTTGGTCGAGGGCGGCCGTGCCCGGGCAGCGGCGGTCAAGCCACCACTGGCATACGGCGGATCAGTGATCAGCGCGTCGAACGAATTGGCTTCGAGCGTGGGCAGGATGGTCAGGGCGTCGCCCTGCAGGAGCTGATTTTTCATGGTGAGAGCCTTCTTGGATTCGCTCGCGGCGATCGGAGGTGAGGCTCTCGGCCTTCAGGTGGTTGAGCGTGCCGCAGCGCGGGCACTTGATCTGGATTTCATCGAAGGCGCCGGCCTTGCACAGCAGGCGGGCGCATTCGCCACAACGGAGATTCTTGAGCATTGCGTGGTCTTGCGGTGGGAAAGGATTACGCGGCCGCTGGCGGCGCGTAGGGGGTGAAGGCGATGACCTCATCGCCCACCCAGTCGTTGATCTTCAACATGCGCGCCTGCAGCGGTTCCAGCTCGTTGGCGGCCCAGACGGCAGCGGCCTCGCGGATGGACCCGAAGCCGCCGGCATTCTGCGGCACGATGCCCATGAGTTGCGGCGGGATCCGTAGCGCGGCCAGCATGTCGTCGCGGGTGATGCCCTTGATGCCGCTGAACTCATCCTTGGCCGCCACCTCGCTGACCGGGATCAGCTTGAGGCCGTCCTTGTTGCCGCCAGGCGAGTACAGGAACAGGTTGCGGAAGTTGCCCGGCCCCTTGGCGCCCTTCATGGCGTTACGCAGTGCGTCGACGTCTTCCTGGCTCTGCTGCGGGTCGGTCAGGTACAGGATGAAGCCGGCGTGCGAGCCGTTGTTGTAGTACTTGCGGCGGAACAGCGTGGCCGACTCATTGAGCAGCGCCGACTGCATCGCCGGCATCCACTCAGGCAGGCCGTAGAGCTCCTGATCGACATCGGCTTCGCGCAGCTGGAACACGCTGCCCGGCTCAAACACATGCTCGTCGTGCCAGCTGCGCACTTGGAAGTACTCGCCCTCGGTGATGCCGCGCCGCATGTACTTGGACAGTGGTGCAGTCAGCGACAGCGCACCGCCCATGCGGTTGCGGCGCCGCTCAAGGTAGCCATTGCCCAGCGTGATCCAGTCCAGCGACAGCTGCTCGAAGGCCTCGCGCGTCAGCAGCCGGTGCGGCTTGAAGGTACGCGCCAGCATGTTGCGCTTGAAGATCAGCCCGGACTGCAGGAACGGATTGCTGCGGGTGGTCTTGGACAGGCCATCCATGGCGACAGGCGGCTCATACCAGCGCCCGTTCTGCCAGCACTCCAGATAGTCCAGCACGCCGCGCCCATCGAGCACCGGCGTCGGGTCGCCAAAGGTGAAGGCCTCGGCGCGTGCGGGCACTGCTGGCGCTGCAGGCGCGGCGGCGGGCAGCTGGTCGGTCAACATCAAGAGATCTCCATAAAGCCGGAGTTGCGCGCGGTGCGCCCTTCCAGCGGTTCGTTCTGCAGCGCGTGGAACAGTGCCCACGCCAGGTCCGCGTGGCCGGTCTCTTCCGAGCGGCCAGCGGTGAAGGTGGACTGGCGGCCGCTGGCCGTCATCGTCTTGCGGATGGCCATCAACGACTGCGCCACATCGGTCCAGCCGGCGTCGAACTCCAGCCGCCCGTTGTGGATCACGTCGAACGCCTTGAGCACCAGGCGCGTCTTGACCTCCGGCGAGTAGCTGAACGTGACCAGATTCGGGAAGAACTGCTTCACCAGCTGCGCCACACCGCTACCCATGCCGGTGGTGTCGATGCCGATGTAGGTCACCCAGTAGCGGCGCGTGATGCGCTCGATCTCGGCGGCCTGCTTGGCAAAGTCCATGCCCCTGAACTGGATCCGCTCCAGCAAGCGGAACTTGCCGCCCGGCAGCTGCGGTGGTGCCACCACGACCAGGCCGGCGGTGTCGCCCGTCTCTGCCGGGTCGTAGCCGATCCACGCCGCGCGATCGCCGTACGGGCGCGCGGCGAAGGGTTTGTAGTCCTGACCCCACTCCACCCAGCTGTCGACCATGCACGGCTGCAGCATCGCCAGCGGGAAGATGCTGGCGCCGTCGTCGACGAACTCGCACATCAACAGGTTGGCGAAGGCGTCCGGGCTGTATTCCTCGCGCAGCTCATCGATGTCGAACAGGTCGCAGCCACGACGCTGGGCATCGAGGATGTTGACGATCTGCCGCCACGCGCGGTCCTGGCAGCGGCGCCCGCCGGCCAGCGCGTCATGCGAGACATCGATCTGGATCCGCTGCGCAGCCGGCTTGCCCTTGTTGCGGCGCTCACCGGTCCAGAACGTGTAGGCCTCGTGGGCCATGCTCGATGGCGTGCTGAAGTAGGTCTTGCGCCACTTCATGTGCATCGCCATGCCGCTGGCGACCTTGTTCAACTCGTTGAACCCGTAGGTCCAGAAGAATTCGTCGAAGTAGAAATTGCCGTGGTAGCCCTGCGCGGTGCGCGCATTGGTGCCGAGGAAAAACAGCTCGGCGCCATTCGGGAACACGATGGTGTCGCCGCCGGAGAGCGTCTCGTCGATCGTCTCGCGCACGAATTGCTGCATGTAGCCGCGGAACAGATGCGCCTGCGCCTTGGAGGCGCTCAAGAAGATCTGATTGCGCCCGGTGGTGAGCGCATCGATCAGCGCCTCACGGGCGAAGTAGAACGTGGCACCGATTTGGCGCGACTTGAGGATGATGCGGGTGCGCTCGTTGCCGGCCCGGTACCAATCGCGCTGATAGTCGAAGCAGCCGTCGACGAACGCCGTCGTCAGTTGCTCGACCTGTTCCTCGGTGAAGTCGTTGCGCTTGGGCTTCTTCTTGGGCGCAGCATTGCGATTGGCAACAGCTGGATTCAAGTCGGCTTCATTGCCGCCGCCCTGGTAGCGCTGGATGCGCGCTTGGCGCTCCAGTTGACGGTGCAGCAGATCAATTTCCTTGAAGTCGCCGCCGGATTTTTCCGGCTTCATGATCAGCACGACCAGGCGAGCTTCCAGTGCGCCACCGATGCGCTCGACGTTATCTGCGCGATCCCACTCGTCACGCGACTTCCAGCTGTGTACAGTCTTCTCGTTCTCGCCGATGGCCTGCGCAATTTCGGTCACGCGCCATCCCATCCAGTACAGGAACTTGGCCTGTCTGCGGGTGTCCATCGGGAGCTGGGTGGCAACGCTTTGCATGCCGACCAGGGTGCCGCCCACCTCTTAAGCCGGACAGTTGAACGACGCGTAATCGCCTGATTTACACGGTGATTGCGTTGCTGCGCTGTGCGTCGCGTTTGACCATTGGTCATCGCAAACGCATTCAGCGCAGAGGACACCCATGTCGGCCAAGGCCAAGAAGTTTCGTTCCAACTGGTTCCGCGTGGCCGTCGAAGGCGCCACCACCGATGGCCGCACGATTCAGCGCAGCTGGATCGACGACATGGCCGCCACCTACAACCGCGAGACCTACAACGCTCGCATCTGGATCGAGCACATGCGCAGTCTGCTGCCCGACTCGCCGTTCCGTGCGTATGGCGATGTCACGGCCGTCAAGGCCGAAGAGGTCGAGATCGACGGCACCAAGCGTCTGGCGCTGTTCGCCCAGATCGAGCCGACCGCCGACCTGATCACCATCAACAAGTCCAAGCAGAAGCTCTACACCAGCATTGAGGTGCAGGAGAAGTTTGCCAACACCGGCAAGGCGTATCTGGTTGGCCTGGCCGTCACCGATTCGCCGGCCAGCCTGGGCACCTCCATGCTCAGCTTCGCCAGCCAGAACCCCGACGCCAATCCGCTGACCGATCGCAAACAGTCACCGGGCAACCTGTTCACCGCCGCCGAGGAAACGGCGCTGGAATTCAGCGAGGTCAGCGAAGGCCCGGTCGCCAATCTGCTCAGCCGGATCCGCACCGCGCTCAAGAGCGAGGACGCCACCAGCATCACCGCCGAGCAGTTCGCAGAGCTGGGCCAGGGCGTCGAAGAGATCGCCGAGCACGTGCGCGGCCAGGACGAACGCTTCAACCGCCTGCAGGCCGAACACGCCGAGCAGAAGAGCAAACACGAGCAGCTGGCAAACGACCTGGCGCAGCTGCGCGAGTCGCTGTCGCAACAGCCCGACCCCGCACAGCCCGCACGCCCGGTGGTCACCGGCGGCGGCGCAGTCGTGCTGACCGACTGCTGATCCCACACCACACACACGCCGCAGCGCCACACCTTCGGAGCCACCATGCAAAACGCCACCCGCCTGCAGTTCAACCAGTTCGCCGAGCAGATCGCCAAGCTCAACGGCATCACGTCCGCTTTCCACTCGTTCGCCGTCGATCCGACCGTGCAGCAGAAGCTGGAAACGCGCATGCAGGAATCGAGCGAGTTCCTGTCCAAGATCAACATCGTCCCGGTGGACGAACTGTCCGGCCAGAAGGTGGGCATCGGCGTCACTGGCAGCATCGCCAGCCGCACCGACACTGGCGCCGGCAAGACCCGCACCCCACGCAATGTCGCCGCGCTCGACAAGAACGAGTACGTCGCCAAGAAGACCGACTTCGACACCGCCATCCCGTATGCGCTGCTCGATACCTGGGCCAAGTTCCCCGACTTCCAGGCGCGCCTGCGCGATGCGATCGTCAAGCGTCAGGCGCTGGACCGCCTACAGATCGGGTTCAACGGCACGCATGCGGCCGCCGATACCGATCGCGCCGCATTCCCGCTGTTGGAAGACGTCAACATCGGTTGGCTGCAGCAGTACCGCACCAACGCCGCACAGCGCGTGCTGGCGAGCGGCAAGGCTGGCGGCAAGGTGGTCATCGGCGGCGTCGCTGCCGGCGCCGACTACGGCAACCTCGACGCGCTGGTGTATGACGTGGTGAGCAACCTGCTGGACCCATGGCACCGCAAGGATCCGAGCCTGGTGGTGGTGCTCGGCCGCGACCTGATGCACGACAAGTATTTCCCGATGGTCAACAAAGACCAGCCTGCCAGCGAGAAGATCGCCACCGACCTGATCTTGAGCCAGCGCCGCGTCGGCGGCCTGCAGGTGGCTGAGGTGCCGTACCTGCCGGACGGCGCCTTGATGGTGACCTCGCTGGCGAACCTGTCGATCTACTACCAGACCGGCGGCCGTCGTCGTTACATCCAGGAACAGCCCGCGCGCGATCGCATCGAGAACTACGAGTCCTCCAACGATGCCTATGTGGTCGAAGACTACGGCCTGGGCTGTGTGGTCGAGAACATCGAGATCGAGGCCTAAGCCATGGCCGACAGTCCCGCCAAGCGTCACCACAGCCGCGTGCTCGCCGAACTGGAAGCGGCCCGGCGCGCACCGCACCAGCTGATGGCCGGTGCGACCGCCTACGAGCAGCACATGGCGCAGCTGCAAAGCGATCGCCTGCGCTTGAAGCAGATCCAGTCCACCCAAGGCAAGGCGGCGCTCAAGGTGCAGTTACTGCCGACTTACGTGCCGTACCTGGCCGGCGTGCTTGCCGGCGGCCAAGGCGCGCAGGACGAGGTCGTCATGACGTGCATGGTGTGGCGCATTGATGCCGGCGACTATGCCGGCGCGCTGGAGCTGGGCGCGTATGTGCTCAAGCACGGCTTGCAGATGCCCGACCGCTTCTCCCGCACGGTGGGCTGCGTACTGGCCGAGGAAGTCGCCGAGGCGGCGTTGTCGGCGCAGAAGACCGGCCAGGCGTTCGATGCGGCCGTGCTGGCCGACACCGCCACGCTGACCGCCGAGCAGGACATGCCCGACGAGGTGCGCGCCAAGCTGCACCTGGCGCTTGCCCGCGCATCGCTGGCCGGCATCACTGACGAGACGCCTGCCGACCAGGCGCAGCCCGTCGCCGCCGCTGCTGTCGCCGACCTGCAGCGCGCCATCGCACTGCACGGCAGCTGCGGCGGCAAGAAGGATCTGGAGCGCGCCGAGCGCCTCCTGAAGAAGTTCAGCGCTGAGCCTGCGGGCACCAGCGCATAACCGAGCGTCCCCGCAACCCTCGCCGGCTCGGGGCCGATCCACAGCACGCAATCGCTGCGGTGACGCCCCGACCACCGGCGATTTTTTCCGAGCATCCATGAGCGGATTCACTGCCACCGGCACCACCAGCGCCGCGCCTGATGCGATCGCCAATGCGCCGTTCTGGCCAGCGATCGCGCCGGCCAAGCTGCGCGCCAGCATGCGCCTGGATGGCACCGTGACCGATGCGCGTCTGCGCCAGGCCATCGTCGCCGCCATGTTGGCTGTGAACGACGAACTGCAGGCCTGGGCGGATAAGCAGCAGGCGGCTGGCTACGCGGCGTTGGCCGATGTGCCCAGCACCACCGTCGATGGCCTCTCGCGCCGCGTACAGCTGTACCTGCGCGCGGTGGCATGTGCCACTGCCGTCGAGGTGGCCGAGCGTTACCGCAGCTTCGACGCCACCGACAGCGCCAACCAGCGCGCCGATGACCTGTCACCCAGCATCACCGAGTTACGTCGCGACCAGCGCTGGGCGGTGCGCGATCTGCAGAACCTGCCGCGCAGTACGGTGGAGCTCATCTGATGCGCGTGCATGCCATGCAAGGCGACACCGTCGACCTGCTGTGCTGGCGCCACCTGGGCAGCACGGCCGGCCTGGTCGAGCGCACCTACCTCCTCAATCCCGGCCTGGCCGAACTGGGCGCTGTGCTTCCGCATGGCACGCCAGTGGAGTTGCCCGAGGTAACCACCACCACAGCGGCAATGACGCCGCTTGTGCAGCTATGGGACTGATCTGATGACCGAACCCACCTCCGTATCGAGCGGCTTCTTGATCGCCACCGGTGTGGGCCTTGCCTCCGTGCTGCCTGGCATCGACGGCGATGCCCTGATCGGCGCCTTCGCCGGCGGCGCGCTGTTCGTGGTGTCCGCCGCCAAGCAACCACTGCTGGCGCGGCTGATCTACTTCCCGGTGAGCGTGATCGCCGGCTACCAGCTGGCGCCGGAAATCCTGCGTTGGTTGCCGATCAAGTCCAGTGGCGTGGCCGCCTTCGCCAGCGCCGCGTGCGCCATCACGGTCACGCTGGGCCTGATCGAAAAGAGCAAATCGTTCGACTTTTCCTTCCTACGTCGTGGAGGTCCGCCCAGTGCATAGCCTGGTCACCGTCCTGACGTTGATGGCCTCGCTCGCCATCTGCGTCCGCCTGCTTACCTACCACCGGCCCGTCGATGCGCGTCACCGGCGTGGCGCCGGCTGGTGCGCGTGGCTGCTGATCGCCAGCACCGGCGGCCAAGCGCTGCACATCCTGCTGGCCGGCGCCGGCTCGCAAGTCAGTCTCTGGCACCTGGGCACGTTGATCGTGCTGGCGGTGCTCACCTACCGCGCCCAGGGCAATGTGGCGCGCATCCTGAAGGTCGATTGATGTTCACCGATACCCAGCTCGCCTCGATCATGCAGTGCTCCACCCAACGCGCACAGCGCTGGCACGGCCCACTGCTTGCCGCTGCCAACCGCTTCGGCATCACCACCAAGCGCCGCGCCGCGCACTGGCTCGGCCAGGTCGGCCACGAAAGCCTGAGCCTGTCGCGCATGGAAGAAGGGCTGACCTACACCACCAGCGCACGGCTGCTGGAAGTGTTCGGCGCACGCATCACGCCCGCGCAAGCGCCCAAGTTCCTGCGCAATCCGGTCGGCCTGGCCAACTTCGTCTACGCCGACCGCCTGGGCAACGGCAACGAAGCCAGCGGCGACGGTCACTGCTACCGGGGCCGTGGCCCGATGCAGCACACCTTCCGTGGCAACTACCGCCGTATTGGCGAGCTGATCGGCCTGCCCGTCGAAGACCAGCCCGACCTGTTGCTGCAGATCGAGCCAAGCGCGCTGGCTGCAGCAGCGTACTGGCACGACAACGGCCTCAACGCGCTGGCTGATACGGGGGACGTGCTGGGCCTGGGCCGCAAGATCAACCTCGGCAACGTGCGTGCCAAGCGCTTGCCCGAAGGCCACAGCGATCGCGTCACGCGCACCAAGCGTGCCCTGCAGATCCTGAGCGTGAGCTGATGGTCACGCGCCTGATCATCCTGCTGGCGCTGATTGCGCTGCTCGTCGGTGGCTGCGTGTGGCAGGAGCGACGCATCAGCGCCGCGCAGGCAGACCGCGATGCCGCGCTGCAGGCCAAGCACCGGGCCGAGGCAGAACGCGACAGCGCAAAAGCTTCCATCCGCACCGTTGTCGAGTACGTCGACCGCGTGCAGATCGTGCGCGAAGCCGGCGCCACCATCACCCGCGAGATCCCGATTTATGTCACCCAGAAAGCAGACGCTGCTTGCGCTATCCCTACTGGCTTTGTGCGGCTGCACGACGCCGCCGCCACGGGCCACCCTGCCGGGCCGCCCACCGGAGATCCTGATGCGCCGGCCGCCGGCATTACGCTCTCTGGCATTGCCGGTATCGTCGCCGACAACTACACCAGTTGCCACTCCACCGCCGCGCAGCTGAGCACGCTGCAGGACTGGATCGACCTGCACGCACCGGAGCCGGCGCCATGATCAAGCCCGCCAGCCTGCGTGCGCATCTGGTCGCGGCCTTGCCGGATCTGGCACGCGATGCCGACAGGCTGCTGGTGTTCATCGACGCCGGCAGCCTGGTCAGCACGTTCCAGCCGGGGCTGTCGTTCGAGTACCAGTACACGCTCAACCTGATCGTGACCGACTACGCCGGCCACCCGGACAGCGTGATGCTGCCGCTGCTGGAATGGGTGCAGGTCAATCAGTCCGAGTTGCTGTCCAATACGTCGCGTCGGGGTGAGATCACGTTCGAGGCCGACATCCTCGCCAACGATGCGGTGGATCTGTCGATCAAGTTGCCACTGACCGAACGCGTGGTCGTGACCGCGAAGGACGGCGGCGGCTACGACATCACCCATGCGCCCGAGCCGGTGATCGATCCCACATGGATGAGTTGACCGCGCTGGAGACCTGGGCCGCGCCGTTGCTGGCACGTCTGCAGGAGGGCGAGCGGCGCAAGCTGGCCCGCAAGATCGGTACCGTATTGCGCCGCTCGCAGAGCCAGCGCATCGGCAAGCAGCAGGCGCCCGATGGCACGCCGTACGCGCCACGCAAGCAGCCGCTTCGTGACAAGTCCGGCCGCGTCAAACGCGCGAAGATGTTTGCCAAGCTGCGGCGGGCCAAGTACTTCAAAGTCAGCGCCAGCCCTAACCAAGTGAGCGTGGGGTTTGTTGGGCGTGTGTCGCGCATCGCGCGCGTGCATCAAGACGGTTTGGCCGAGCGGGTGCGGGCTGATGGTCCGACAGCACGTTACGAGAAGCGAGTGCTGCTGGGCTTCAATCAGTCAGACCACAAGATGGTTTTGGGTTTACTGATTGAACATCTGGCCGAGCATCGCTAGTTTCCTGCTGCCAACTAGCGACAAGCGAACTCAAGCTTTATGCGACATTGTGCATAGAGGTTCGGGCGAATTAGACTCACGAGACGGGAAACTCGGGGGTGCCTTTCGATGGAAATATCTGACGAAACGATCAGAGGTTCGCTGCGTCTTATCGGTGACGACGACTTGCTGAAGCGCTGGGCAAAAGGCCATTTTAACGAGCAGGCATTGCCCATCGCCCAGGCTGAGCTTGAGCGACGAGGACTAGATGTTTCCGATGACGCCATCGCTCGGATGGAGACACGCGAAGAAGAAGACAACAACGCAATACGCCGTCGCCAGAAATTGACCGCGAAGCGTTTCGCATTTCGCTTATTTTTAGGAATATTGGGCACCGCAAGTGCTGGTGTTGCCGCATTTTTAGTTGCACTTCGATGACACGCAACTCAATTCGATTAGCGCTTGTTGATGGCGTGCGATCGCCTCCTATTGCTGGAGCGAAGGGTGAGTGTCCAACCTGCGGATCTGCAATGGTCGCCAAGTGCGGACCCAAGGTCATTCACCACTGGGCACACAAAGGGCGGCTCGAATGCGATCCGTGGTGGGAGGGCATGACTCAATGGCATTTGGATTGGCAAGCTAATTGGCCTTTGGAATGCCGCGAAATAAATCATAAAGCCCCAGATGGCGAGATACATCGCTGCGACGTGAAGACTCAATCAGGAATTTATGTTGAGATCCAGCATTCGGCGATGACAAATGTCGAGCGCCAATCTCGGGAGGATTTCTATCAAAATTTAGTATGGATTATCGATGGCGCCAAGTTCGCCAAGAACTTCACCGTGCACCATATTCTTCCAGATCCTTCACTAGAGTGGGCAAAAAATTTAAGTTGGTATCCCGTTGAACATCCAAGCCATCGGGGCACAAGTCGTGGAATGTACGTAAAACGCTCATTGGTTGAAGAAGATAGAAAGAAGTACCCGGACTTAAACGTGGGGATTATATTCTTCCTGCCAAACGATCAAGAAATGTTCGAAGAAGCATACGTCGGCCATCACCAGTATTCTTGGTTACGCCCTCATAGTACTTGGCTCACTGCCACGTGCCCTGTCTACATCGATTTCGGTGATGATTTTATTTATCGACTTGAAAGGTATCCAATTGGAGAGATCCCGTGCGTTAGATTACTAAGTAAATCTACATTTATTTCTGAGCTGTCCTCAAAAAAAATGGCCTCCAATGTTTGCCTCTGAATTGCGAGCCCGTTGCCATTACTAATTTCAAGAAAATACCCACAGGGAAGCGAGATTAATGTTCTTTCATATCGACGAGACTGGGAACACGGGTAACGACCTTTTCAATAAGGATCAGCCGAGGTTAGGTTATGGCGTTTTATCTAGCAGAATGAATGTTGACGCAATCGGAGTTGATCTTCACAGGAAGATGCTTCAAGCAGTGAAATCGACTGAACTTCACGCCAAAGATTTGCGTGCATCTGGAATAGTAAAAATCTCAGATCTACTTCTCAAACTTCAAGACAAGATGAGTTTTGATTTTGATTATTATTTTATAGAAAAAAGGACGCATGCAATAGTTCTTTTCTTTGACGCGGTCTTTGACGCTGGGCTAAATCCTGCAGTCAAATGGGAGATGTATTGGACGCCGATGCGATTTATGATACTCCATAAGCTAGCCTACATCTTAGACGAAGACCTGTTGCGCAAATCGTGGAGTTTATGCACGGACCGTAAAATTGAAAAACGCGAATCAGATATTGTTGAACTACTTGCGGAAATAAAAGCAAGAGCCTCCAATAGTAACCTGGACCCCAGAAGCATAGAGATCATCTTGGACGCCCTTTCATACGGGATAAAAAATCCAATGGCGCTGGATTTTGGCTACCCAGATAAAAAAATCGTTTCTCCCAATGCTGTTGGCTTCCAGTTTGTCGTAAGCGCTATGGCTAGAAGACTCAGAAGCAAGGGGCTCAAAGATGCGTCTTCAATCATTGTCGATCGACAAAATGAGTTTAACAAAGCTCAGATTGAAACCCATCGGGTGCAAGGACTGATAAAGCAAGGAATGCAGCATGCGCCCCTAAAGGACAGACGGGCTATTCTGAATCACCCTCTATACAAGCACATGGACGTTGACGAAATTCTTGGAAGAGGCCATCCGGCCAGAGAGATAACTGTTATGGATAGCAGTAAATCAATTGGACTTCAGATTGTTGACATCTATCTCTGGATGGCGCAGCGGATGGTGACTAACCAACTTCCGCAAGAGCTATATCAGCTAGCAAGAAAAATATTCCGCAGGTCTTCGATAGATGGGATCAGCATGGACGGAATGGAAAAACGTTTTAACGGCTTTATGGCCGATATCGTCAGCTATGGAGATCCGTCACAAGAACAGTTGCGTGCGGCGGCCGAGAATATCGAAAAGCACAGAGTTAAAGTTCGGGACATGAGTCTTGAGTGATCTGTATCAGTATGAAATCTGCTGAGACGACACTAATCGTGGCATGTAATTTTAGGCTTTACTAGACAAGTGCATTGGCTCATTGGCGCAGCGAGGGGAATCTATAACAAACCCCTCTCTCAGCATGCGCTATGGCTTCCTTCACTGCGGTAGATCTATCCAAGCTCCAAGCTCCCGACCTTATAGAGGCGCTGGACTTCGAGACGCTCTTCGCCGAAGCGCTAGCCCAATTTCGCAGGCTGCTTCCAGAGTTCTCCGCGCTTACGGAAGCCGATCCGGTCTACAAGCTCCTGCAGCTGTTCGCCGCTCGCGAGCTACTGCTCCGCCAGCGCGCTAACGACAAGGCGCAGCAGACCATGTTGGCCTTCGCCACCGGTACCAACCTCGACCACCTGGGCGCGCTATTCGGCGTGGCGCGCCTGGTGCTTGATCCGGGCCAACCGGAGGCAGCCATTTCACCGACCTACGAGTCGGACGTGGACTTCCGCCGCCGGATCCAGCTGGCGCCGGAAGGCTTCAGCGTTGCCGGCCCCGAGGGCGCCTACATCTACCACGCGCTCAGCGCGGCGGCCGATGTCATGGACGCCAGTGCCACCAGCCCCGCACCCGGGCAAGTGCTGGTCACCGTCCAGTCGCGCACCGGCGATGGCACTGCTCCCCAGGCGTTGCTGGACGAGGTCGCAGCGATCCTCAGCAACGACGATGTGCGGCCGTTGACCGACAATGTCACGGTCCAGAGCGCCCAGATCGTCCCGTACGCCATTCGCGGGCGCGTCTATACCTACGCCGGCCCCGACTCGGCGGTTGTCATGCGCGAGGCGCTGCGCAGCCTGCAGGCGTATCTGGATGAGGCACACCGTATCGGTCGCGATGTGCCGGAGTCAGCCATCAAGGCCAAGCTATTCGCCGATGGCGTGCAGCGTGTTGAGCTGGACGCGCCTGCCGCCGACATCAGGATCAGCCGCACGCAGGCTGCGTACTGCACATCGATCGACATCGTGCACGCCGGCATCGATGAGTAGTTCACCGCTGCCGCCGAACGCTACGCCCATGGAGCGCGCACTGGCCGCTGTCACAGCGCGCCTGGAAGCGATCCCACTGCCGTACCCGGACCTCTGGAACCCAGACACCTGCCCGGCTGGCCATCTGCCGTGGCTAGCCTGGACGCTATCGGTGGATGACTGGAAGGCCGACTGGAGCGATGCGGTCAAACGCTCGCGCCTGCGTAGCGCCATGGCAATTCAGCGCCGCAAAGGCACCGCCAACAGCGTGCGCATGGTCGTCGAGTCGTTCGGCGGCGCGGTGGCCATCCGCGAATGGTGGCAGACCGAGCCGCCAGGCGCACCGCATACCTTCGAGCTCACGCTCACGCTGACCGGCACCGATGGCCAGACCGCCACGTCTCGCTTCGTCAACGAAGTCATCGCCGAAGTCGAGCGCACCAAGCCCGTCCGTTCGCACTTCACTTTCACCCAAGGATTCCAAGCAGAAGCCCGCGTCGGCGTCCTCGCCGTTGCGCGGGCAGCCGTCTATCGGCGGTTGCTCATGGATGCCCAGTAACTGGAACCCGACATGCCCGGTCTCAAACTCCAAGTCACCACAGCCGGCCGTGCCGCGTTGGTCAATGCACCCAACACCGGCACCAACCCGGTGCTGATCAGCCATGTTGGCATCGCGAGCGCGCCATTCAGCGTCTCTGCCGCGTTGACCACGCTTCCGGGCGAGATTAAACGGGTGGCGGCTGTGGGCGGCGCGGTGACCGCCGATGACACGATCCATGTGTCCATCCGCGATGAGTCCGATGCCGTCTATGATTGCTACGGGTTCGGCCTGTACCTGTCCAATGGCACGCTCTTCGCTGTCTACAGTCAGCCAACCCTTCTACTGGGCAAGGCGGCCGCCGCCATGCTGCTGCTCGCCCTGGATGCGGTCTTTGTCGACATCGATGTAAAGCAGATCGCTTTCGGTGCAACCAACTTCACCGACCCGGCCGCTACGACCGAGGTGGCTGGAATCGTCGAGCTAGCGACTGAAGAAGAAGCCACCGCAGGCACCGACAAAATCCGTGTTATCACCGCATGGCTGTTGAAGAAGATGTTGGATGCCCGCCTGGGAGCCGGTGCGCCATCCGCATTCATTCGTGGACTGCTGGGCGTCACGAGCGCCGCGCTGCTGCGCGCCTTGCTGGAACTGAAGGGCGCCGCCCTTAAGGACGAGGGCGCAGGCAACAATCTAGATGCGGACAAGCTGGACGGACAGCACGGCGCCTACTACCGGGCGTGGGAAAATTTGACGGGGATCCCTGCCACCGCGAGTGCCTGGCCGTCGTGGGATCAAGTCGGCAACAAGCCGCAAACTTTCACACCTACCGACCACTCGCATGCCAACTACGTGGTCAAGACCGGCGATGTCATGACTGGGCAGCTCACCGTGCCACGTCTGGCGATCAATATCACCGGCGGCGCACAGGGCGCGTTTGATGCCGTCGTCTCAGCCTCCGGGCGAGTGCTCATGCGTGACTATGGCAACGGCACGCCGGTCATGGATTTCGTCAATACGGCGAACAATGCCTGGGTCGCGGGTCGCATTCGGACCGGCGGCAACCCGCTGTACCTCGAGACCACGCAGGTTGCGGTGACGGGCGCAGGCTCGTTTGGCGGATCCGTGCACGCGGATAGCTTTGGTTCCGCATCGGGTTACTTCATCAGCAAGAGCAACGTGACCATCCTCGGGGCCGAGGGTGGCGCGAGCATCTATCTTCGCCCCAACGGTGCCTTCAGCGGCGCGGCAGAGGCAGTGCTGAACACCGCAGGTAGCCTGCTGCTGCAGCCGACCGTGAGCCATCCAGGCAACGGCATCAATAGCTTCGCCCATTTGAGTTCGGGCAACTTTGGTGGCGGCTTCGGGCTGATCGATGGCGCCTACAACATCGGGTTCTGGAGTGAGAACGGCCACCTTCGCATCGGCATGGCGACCTACAACGGCTCGTTGCAGCAGCGTATGGGGCTGACCGCTTCCGGTGCCCTGTCGGCTGTTGGCGGCTTTGATTTCGGCTCCTCTCGCAAGCTCAAGAACATCATTGGCGCGTTGCCTTATGGCTTGGCCGAGGTGGAACAGGTCACCACGCTGCTGGGGCGCTACAAAGAACAGTACAACCCGGATGGGCGCGTGCGCCTGTTCTTCGATGCAGAGCAGCTGCTGGAAGTCATGCCCGAAACGGTGGATGCACACGGCGTGAGCTTTGACGGTGAGCTGGTCCCATCGGTGCACATCGATCAGCTCCTGCCGGTCGCATTCAACGCCATCAAGCAACTGTCCGCCGCCGTTCGGCGGCTGCAGGCAGACCTCGCTGACCTCCGACCCACTCACTGACCCATTAGGCCCACCGATGACAAATTCCCGAATCCGCACACTCGCACCAGGCGTTGATGTTGAGCGCATTGCGGTGGAGTCCCACTTCTTCTACGACCCGCTGACCGGCGTGGCAAATGTCGTCTTCCAGGGTATGGAGTTCCTGCTACTGGATGGTGCTGTCAACAAGATGCTGGACGGCCGGGAGCCGCTCACCACGACCTCCGACGCCATCGCGACCCGCACGTTTGCCGCCGGCTTGGCCGATCCGGTCACCGGCCAGGATCTGTCCAACGTCAGCGCTGCCGGTGTGGTCGTGTATCTGAAGGCCGTCTATGACCGGCTCCACAACGAAGCTGCTGCAGTCCAGACGCAGGCGGTTGCCTAGTCATGGCAACGGGGTACCGCACGGGCGCAGGGCTCGACTTCGACGATGTCTTCGACCTGTACGTGCAAGGCGACATTGGTGGTGCATCGGGCTACCGTTCCAGCGACGGCAACGATCTGCACCGCCGGTATGCGCCCTTAGCGTTTGGCGCCAGGGCGCCGGACGTCGGATACCGCGACAATGCAGGCTCGGACCTCAGCAACCGATGGGCAAAGAAAGGCAGCGCTGTGTACACCCTCACGAACCATGGCGTCCACTACTACGCGGGTAGCCTGGCCGCTACGTCTGAGGGCGGCAGTCAGACAGCAAGCGCATCGTTCTGGATTCGAGCGAATGGAACCTGGGCGGTTGGCCTCTCCGGGAAAGCGGTGAGTGGTTCTCCAACCTCCGGAACGTGGCTGCCCAGCGGACAACCGGCGAGCAACTATTCTGTGCAGCTGGATTTTGCAGTGTCATGGCTGCGTGGCAATCGCAATGGGTCTTCTTCTAACACCGCTGCGAACTACTCGGCAATGACCGGCGACTACGGTTGCAGCATCACGTCCACAGCGCTGTCGGGATCTGGCAATGAGTGTTACGGAGAGGGCAAGCTGACCATTCGAATCCGTAATAACGCCACTGGCTATGTCTCTACCACCGCCATTTCGTTCGTCTCTGAAGCGACAGGCTTCGCCTGACGCCTGGTCCAGCGCATACTGGATCGCATAGCGCAGCACGTCGCCTCCGCTTGATCACATGCACCCGACCGAGATGCGTGTAGCTCATCGTTGTACGCATCAATGCAAGTGCGCTACACCACGCAGCCGCCGACTATGGCTGCATGGGCACAGCATCCTCCGCACTCAGTAATGCCATTCGCCTAGGCGCTGTTGCCGAGGTGAATCTCGCCACCGCACGATGCCGCGTGCAGGTGGGTGAAATGCTGACCGACTATCTGCCCTGGGTGGTCACCCTTGCCGGCAGCACCATCATCTGGTCGGCGCCAGCAATCGGCGAACAAGTCGTGGTGCTATCGCCGGCCGGCGACCTGGCCGACGGCCTGGTACTTCGCGGCCTGTATTCGGACCAATTCGCAGCGCCTGCCGCATCCGACACGCTGCACGTTCTGCGCTTCGCCGATGGCGCGCAGATCCACTACGACACCGACGCGCATGCGCTGCAGGCCACGCTGCCCAGCGGCGGTACCGCTTCCATTACTGCCGATGGCGGCATCACGCTCAATGGCCCGCTGACCGTCAACGGCAAGACCATGCTCAATGGTGACGCCACCATCACCGGTACCGCGACGGCAACCACCGACGTCATTGGCGGCGGGATCAGCCTCAAGAATCACAAGACCACCGGCGTGACGGCCGGCAGCGCGCTCAGCGGTGGACCGCAGTGATCGGCGTGGATGCCAGCACCGGCCGGCTGATCGAAGGCGAGCAGCACCTGGCCCAGTCCATCGCCTGCATCCTCACCACGCCCATCGGTACGCGCGAGCAGCGCCGCGACTTCGGCTCGCTGCTGCCCGAGCTGATCGATCAGCCGTTTAACGGCGCCACCCGCACGCTGCTCTACGGCGCTACCGCCACCGCATTGATGCGCTGGGAACCGCGGCTGCGCCTGACCCGCGTCGACCTGGTCGTCGGTGACACGCCTGGCAGCTTCGTGCTGACGATCGAAGGCGAACGCATCGACGTTGCTCCCGCCAATGCGCGCTTGCGCATGACCATCCCGCTCCGCTTCCGCTCGTCCTGATCGAGGAACCTATGTCCACTACCTACCACCACGGCGTCCGCGTCATCGAAGTCAGCGCGGGCACGCGCACCATCCGCACCGTCTCCACCGCCGTCGTTGGCCTGGTCGCCACGGCCTCCGATGCGGACGAGAAAGTCTTTCCGCTCAACAAGGCCGTTCTGATCACCGATGTCCTGGGGGCGGTCGCCAGCGCGGGCACCAAGGGCACCTTGCATGCCACGCTGCAAGGCATCGCCGACCAGACCAACCCGGTGACCATCGTCGTGCGCGTGGCCGAGGACGTAGATGCGGCCAAGACCACCAGCAACGTCATTGGCGAGGCCAAGTCCAGCGGCTACACCGGCCTGTATGCCTTGCTCGCCGCGCAGGCACAGCTGGGCGTGCGCCCGCGCATCCTCGGCGCGCCTGGGCTGGACACGCTGCCGGTCGCCAAGGCGCTGGCGACCATCGCCAAGAAACTGCGGGCCATGGCCTATGTGCGGCCGGTCGCCGATACCGTCGCCGAGGCTGTCACCTATCGAGGCCAGTTCAGCGACCGCGAGCTGATGCTGATCTGGCCGGACTTCCTGGCCTTCGATACCGCCACCAGCACCACGGCTGCGGCCTATGCCACCGCGCGTGCGCTCGGCTTGCGCGCCAAGATCGACACCGAGCAGGGCTGGCACAAGAGCTTGTCCAACGTGCCCGTGTCTGGCGTTACCGGCATCTCCAAGGATGTGCACTGGGATCTGCAGGATCCGGCCACCGACGCCGGCATCCTCAACGAGGGCGATATCACCACGCTGGTGACCTTCAACGGGCAACGCTTCTGGGGGTCACGCACGTGTGCAGAAGACGCGATGTTCGCGTTCGAGACGGCCACGCGCACCGCGCAGATCCTGGCCGACACCATCGCCGAGGGCGTGGCGTTCTACGTCGACAAGCCGATGCACCCCTCGCTGGTGAGAGACCTGCTGGAAACCATCAATGCCAAGTTCCGGGACCTCAAATCGTCCGGCTATCTGATCGATGCCAACGCCTGGTACGACGGCACGGTTAACAGCGCCACCACGCTCGCCGATGGTGCGCTGCGCATCGACTACGACTACACCCCGGTGCCGCCGCTAGAGAACCTGCAGCTGTACCAGAAGATCACCACCAGCTACCTGGCCGACTTCGCCGAACGCGTCAACGCGTAACGCACCCGCCTTAGATACCGGAGAACCCCATGGCGTTGCCCAAGAAACTCAAAGCGCTCAACCTGTTCAACGACGGTGAGAGCTATCTCGGCCAGGTGGTCGAAGTGAAGCTGCCCACGCTGTCCCGCAAGATGGAGGAATACCGCGGCGGCGGCATGAATGGCCCGGTCGATATCGACTTCGGCCAGGAGAAGATCGAGCTCGAATGGAAGTGCGGCGGTCTGATGCGCAGCGTGCTGAATCAGTACGGCGCCACCACGCATAACGCGGTGCAGCTGCGCTTCGCTGGCGCCTACCAGCGCGATGACAGAGGCGATGTGGATGCAGTGGAGGTGGTCGTGCGCGGCCGCCACAAAGAGATTGATCCCGGTACCGCCAAGTCCGGCGATGACACCGAGTTCTCGGTCAAGACCTCGGCCAGTTACTACAAGCTCAGCATCAACGGTGCCCCCGTGATCGAGATCGATCTGATCAACATGATCGAGATCGTCAACGGCGTGGATCTGCTCGCCTCGCACCGCCGCGCTATCGGCGCCTGACCCTCCCGGCCTGGCCGCCGCCAGGCCTCAGCCCTGAGACCTACAGATGACCCCGACCTTTTCCCCAGCCATTTCCCTCGACCAGCCGATCGTGCGCGGCGAGCAGACCATTATCGACCTCAAGGTGCGCAAGCCGGGTGCCGGCGAACTGCGCGGCCTCAAGCTGACCGACGTGCTGCAGCTGGATGTCACCGCGCTGGCAACACTGCTGCCGCGCATTTCCTCGCCCACCCTGACCACCGCCGACGTCAATGCGATGGATCCGGCCGACCTGCTGGCGGTAGGCCAGGAGGTACAGGTTTTTTTCTTGCCGAAGGCACAGAGGGAAGCGGACCTCCCGACTGCGTAGAGGATGCGATGGCCGACATCGCGGCCATCTTCCACTGGCCGCCGTCTGAAATGGACGGCTGGTCGCTGCACGAACTCACGGCGTGGCGCGAGCGTGCCCGCCTGCGAAGCGGAGCCGAGTGATGCCCTACCCCACGAACGAGGCCGCCTAAATGGCGGCCTCCGACAATCTGCGCCTGCAGGTCATCCTGGCTGCCGTCGACCGGGCCACCGGCCCGTTCCGGCGCGTGTTGAGCGGTAGCCGCGGCGTTGCCACCGCACTGCGCAATCAGCGCGACGCGCTGCGTCAGCTCAACAGTCAGCACCGCGACATCGGCGCCTATCGCGAGCAGGTGGCGCTGGCACAGCGTGCCAAGGCCGCGCTCGATGCGCAGCGGCAGTCGGTGCGCACGCTTGCCCAGCAGATCAAATCCACCAGCACGCCCACCGCTGCCATGAATGCCGAGTTTGAGCGCGCCGTACGTAGCGCCCGCGAACTCAAGACCGCACACGGCGCGCAGGAGGCCGGCCTGCAGCGCCTACGTGCTCGCCTGGAGACGGCCGGAATCAGCACCCGCGAGCTGGTCACGCACGAGCGTCGCCTGCGCAGCGAGATCGACAGCACCAACACCGCCATGCGCGCCCAACAGCAACGCCTGGTGGCGATCGACGCTGCCCAGCGGCGCACCGCCCGCATCCAGAGCGCCGGCCTGCAGGCGAGCGCCTACGGCGCCGGCATGGCCTTCGCCGGCCAGCGCGCACTGGGCGCCTCGGTGCTGCCGATCAGCGATGCGATGGAGTTTGAGTCGGCCATGGCGGACGTGCGCAAGGTCGTGGACTTCAAGACGCCGCAGCAGTTCCTGCAGATGGGCCGCGATGTCGAGAACCTCTCCATGCGCCTGCCGATGCTGCCGGCGGACATTGCCAAGATCGTCGCGGCCGCCGGCCAGGCCGCCGTCCCGCGCCAGGAGCTGGTCCGCTTCGCCGAGGACGCGGCCAAGATGGGCGTGGCCTTCGACAGCAGTGCCGAGGAAGCCGGCCAGACCATGGCCACCTGGCGCACCGCCTTCCGGATGGGCCAGGACGAGGTCGTCGTGTTGGCCGACAAGATCAACTACCTCGGCAACACCGGCCCGGCCAGCGTCAACAAGATCAGCGCGGTGGTGAACCGTATTGGTGCCCTGGGCGAGGTCGCCGGCCTGCAGAGCGGACCGCTGGCCGCGCTTGGCGCCACCGTCGCCGGCATGGGCATCGAGTCGGAAGTCTCGGCCACAGGCATCAAGAACATGCTACTCACCCTGGCATCGGGCGAATCGGCCACCAAGAGTCAGCGCGAGGCCTTCGACAAGCTGGGCATCAAGGCCAAGACCATGGCCCAGCTCATGCAGAAGGACGCAGGCGGGGCGATCATGTCGGTGCTGCAGAAGCTGCGCACACTGCCCAAGGCCGAGCAGGCCGCAACGATGACGCAGCTGTTCGGCCGAGAGTCGATCGGCGCGATCGCGCCGCTGCTGACCAATCTGGAGCTGCTGCAGGGCAACTTCGCCAAGGTCGCCGATGCGCAGCGCTATGGCGGCTCGATGTCGGCAGAGTACGCCTCGCGAGTGGCCACCTCGGCCAACTCGCTGCAGCTACTGAAGAACACCGCCGTGGTGGTGTCGCAGTCGATCGGCCAGGCGCTGCTGCCGCAGTTCAAGCAACTGACCGAGCGCACGGCTGCGGTGGTCGGCCAGGTCACGACGTGGATCCGCGCCAATCCTGTGCTGGTGGGTGCGATCGCCAAGACGGCGATCGCCGGCGCCGCGCTGGTCACGATCCTGGGCGGCCTGCTGGTCGCCGGGGGCGTGGCCGCAATGGCGTTCTCGCAGATCCACGGCGCCGTCGCGCTGCTGTCGGGCGGTGGCGGCTTCGGTGCGCTGCTGCGGCAGGGGCTGGCGTTCGGCGGCCGCGTCCTGCCCATGCTCGCCAATGGCGCCCGCCTGCTGCTGCCGCTGCTCGGCGGCGTCAGCCTGCCGGTGCTGGCCATCGGCGCGGCCGTCGCTGCCGTGACGCTGCTGGTGTGGAAGTACTGGGGGCCGATCAAGGCCTTCGCCATTGGCGTCTGGCAAGGCATCGTCGATGTCGCCGCGCCGGTCCTCGCCGAGCTGAAGGCCGCGCTCGCGCCACTGGCGCCGGTGTGGGACACCGTGGCCGCAGCGATGGGTCAGGCCTGGGCATGGGTCAAGCAGCTGCTGACGCCCTTCGAGGCCACCACCGCGCAGTTGCACGGTGCAACGCAGGCCGGTCGCGGCTTCGGGCAGATCCTGGGCGCGGTGCTGGTCACCCAGCTGCAGCTGGCGGTCAAGGCGATCGGCTGGCTGGTGCAGGCGTTTGTGTTCGTGCTGCCGGTAGTCAAGCAGATCCTCGGCGGCGTATGGCAAACCGTCCAGGGCACGTGGTCGCTGATCGTGGGCGTGTTCACCGGCAACGGCGATCGCATCCGCCAGGGGCTGCTGCAGCTGTGGGCCGGCATCAATCTGCAGCTGGCCAACTGGCCGGCCCGGATGCTGCAGGCTGGCGCCGACATGATCAGCGGCCTTGTCCAGGGCATCCGCTCCAAGCTCGGCGCGGCCGGCGATGCGATCGCCAGCGTCGGCACTGGCGTGGTCGATCGATTCAAGGGCCTGCTGGGTATCCACAGCCCCTCGCGCGTGTTCGCCCAGTTGGGCGACTTCACCATGCAAGGCCTCACCGTGGGCCTGCAGCGCGGCCAAGGCGCGCCTGTGCAGGCCGTCATGGCGCTTGGCAACCGGATGCGTGCAGTGGGCGCAGGCCTGGCCCTGGCGACGGCCACAGCGCCTGTGGCGGCGATCGACAGCCGTGCGCCGCTGTCGGCCCCTGTGCGCGCCGCCAGCGCGCCTGCAGGCGGCAACAGCTACGTCATCCACGTCCATGCCGCACCCGGCATGGATACCAACGCACTGGCGCGCGAAGTCGCGCGCCAGATCGAAGAGCGCGAACGGCGCGCGGTGGCCACCCGCCGTTCCAGCCTGCGCGACGACTGAGGATCCACCCCGATGATGATGTCCTACGGCACGTTTGTGTTTGCCCTCGATAGCGCCGCGTATCTGCAGCTGCAGCGGCAGATGAGTTGGCGCCACCCCACCAGCGAGCGTGTCGGCGCGCGAGCGGCCAGCCAGTTCCTGGGTCCAGGCGATGAAACGATCGAGCTGTCGGGCCTGATCGCACCGGACCTGACCGGCACGCGCGGATCGCTGACCACGCTGCGCAGACTTGCTGCAGACGGCGAGCCGCTGCCGCTGGTCGACGGCACCGGCTGGGTGTATGGGCCGTATGTGTTGCTGGCGGTCAACGAGACCGCCACGCTGTTCTTCCCGGATGGCACGCCGCGCCGTGTCGAGTTTCAACTGAGCCTGCGCCGCACCGACGACGTGGCGCCCGAGGCGACCGCCGCATGAGCTACCCGATTCCGCAATGGCGCGTGGTGCTCGATGGCACCGACCTTACCGAGCGCATCGCACCGCGCCTGCTCGATCTCACCCTCACCGAATGCCGAGGCGGCGAAGCCGACCAACTGGATCTGCGCATCCACGACCATGACGGCAAGATGGCGCTGCCCAAACGCGGCGTGCGCTTGGCCGTAGCCCTGGGCTGGAGAGCCACCGGCCTGGTCGACAAAGGCACCTTCATCGTCGACGAGGTGGAATACAGCGGTGCGCCGGACATCATCACCGTGCGCGCGCGTAGTGCGGATCTGACTGCGGACATGCGTACACGCCGCGAGCGAAGCTGGCACAACACCACCCTGGGCACCGTGCTCAACACGCTCGCTGGCGAGCATGGACTGACGCCGCGCGTGGCCGACGCGCTGGCGCGTACCAAGCTGCCCCATCTCGACCAGGCCAACGAGAGCGATATGAATCTGCTCACCCGCCTGGGACAGCGCTTTGATGCGGTTGCTACGGTGAAAGCAGGTGCGTTGGTGTTTGCGCCGATCGGCGCTGGCACCACTGCAACCGGCAAGCCGCTGCCGACCGTCACCCTGACGCGGCGCGACGGCGACCAGCACCGTTACTCAGTCGCCGACCGTGATGCCTACACCGGCGTGCGCGCGTACTGGGTGGACAAAGGCAAGGCGCGGCGGCAGTCGGTGCTGGTGGGCACGGACGACAATGCAAAGCGCCTGCGCGAGTCGTATGCAGATGAGGCGACGGCGCGCCAGCATGCGCATGCGGAGCTGGAACGGGTGAAGCGCGGAGTGGCCAAGTTCGACTACACGCTGGCGATTGGGCGGGCGGACCTGTTCCCAGAGCAGACCCTCACTGCGAGCGGCTTCAAGCCAGAGATTGACGGGCAGCGCTGGCTGATTGCAAAGACCACTCACGCCATCAACGGCTCAAGCGGTTTCACCACATCCCTGGAATTGGAAGCCACTATATAAGCGCTTGCACCGCGCTGCCTGCACGACAGCGATCTTCTGGGCGCATCCCACCAACGGGTAACAAAAATTGAGCGGCACAGACCCATTCCTACAGCATTTGTAGGAATTTCCTGATATCTAACTACATCGAGGCAGCATATCTTGCATCGTGGATGTCAGGTCATCTCGCGCTGCCAGGATGGTGGCGACTGGATCGCAAGGAGCTACGCGCCGACACCTCGGAAGCCGCCGGTACACACCGGCGGCTTTTTTGTTGATCGGCGTTTCAATTTACGAACTCAGAGACTAAACGCGAGTTGCCGGCTGCCGATAACGCTCTCTTTTGCGAGGACCAGCTGTCCTATCCGAACGTTGATCACGACTTCTTTTTTTTCCGACCACCCACGTTGAACTGCGCGTATCGCTGGTCGATCGCGCCTGTTGTCGTCAGCACCTGAGAGACGCTGCTGTCATCATTGAGCGTCACCACCGGCGCAGCGTTCATGGCGGCAGCGCGGGGGGCTCCAAGATCGGACAGTATCGCGACGCGCACCTCCTGCGGTGCAGCGCGAAACGCAGCCAGCAGCAAAGCCTCAGACGGGTCCAATTCCAACCGCTGCTCCAGCAACACATACATGATGTCGACGCCGCGAGCATGCGCGGCCAATAGGTAGGCTCCACCCGGCATGTTCTGATCTTTCTCGAAGTACAACTGCGCCCACTTCGAGATGCCACACGCATCGGCCATCTCCTGCTGCGTCAGCCGCAGGCGCTTGCGTTCTTCCTTCAGGCGTTTCCCTACAGTCACTCGGGTTTTTCCTCATATTGACAAAGTTGGTGTTAACACCAACAATTTCCAAAACCGCAGACGACCGCCACCGATGCCCCGCAAAGTGCAAGCTCAGCAGCAGTTCCAGGTTCGGACCCTTGATCAGGCCCGGCAGTGGTTGGTGTCCAACGGGATCACGGTGTCTGGATTCGCGCGGCAACTCGGGGTCAGCCGTACGGTCGTTGACGACCTGCTCCGTGGGCGCTCTCAGGGCAAGTACGGCGATGCACACACCGCTGCAGTCGCTCTTGGCCTCAAAGCACCGCCGGATTATGCCGCAAAAGTCCAAACTTCCAAGCGCTCAAAGGGGTGAGCATGTTCGGCAGGAAGAAGGTTGTTTTCAGTTGTGAGTCCTGCGGCAGCAGGCTCATCAAGCGCACCAGTTCGCTGTCGCACAAGTACCTACGACACGACTCCTATGTCTGCGAAAACCCGATGTGCGGCGCCACCTATACCGGACACTCGGAGCTGACCGGCATTGCCAGTCCAAGCGGCGTGCCGACCGCGCACAGCGAGTTGCCACCCACACCCGCGTTTGAACGCGCCTTGGCTTTGCAGGCCTATCGCGAGTCGCACGGCGACCGCCAATTGGATCTGATCACCACCGGCGGGGAGCCGGTCTTCCCGCTCATCTGAGGCACCCCCTATGCGAAACACCCTTGATTGGGCGGCACTGCCGCCCACGGCGAAGCTTTGCCTGCAGGTTGCCCTGCTGCACGGCGGCCTGCTGCACACCGAACATGGCTACATCGGCCGCAATGCGCCTGCCAATACGCAGGAGCGCTTCGGCGCCGTTGTCATTGCCCAGCTCATGCAACACGGCCTGGCAACTGCTGATTGCACCGATGAGCGCCGTGTCGCACTGACCGACACGGCCCTCGTGCTGTTCCAAGCCAACACGCCGCACGCCGGGGTGACCGCATGAGGGCGCCCTGTGGCTGGTACAGCGCGCAGGAGCCGCGCTTTGTCGATAGCGCTGCGCACGCGCCGCAGCGTGTCCGCCCGTGCGCCAAGCATGCGGAGGCGCAAGCTCTGACTGCCGCTGTCGAAGCACACCGCCTGGCAGGCGGTGCCTACATCGTGCTCGACGGCACCCCGGCCATGCCCGCGCCCCAGCGCCGGCCTGGCGCGTAAGGAAGCACATGCAAGAGAATCTGCGGCAACAAGTGCTGACCCGTCTGGAGCGGGACTACGGGCTCAAGCACCGTAGCGGCACACACTACATGCGCGGCGGCAAGTGCCCGTCCTGCAGTAAGAAGGAGCTCTACACCAACCACCTCAAGCCGTGGGTGGTGAAGTGCGGCCGTCAGTCCAAGTGCGGCCGCGAGCTGCATGTCAAAGACCTCTACGACGACCTGTTCGACGACTGGTCCAAGCGGTTCCAGCCGACACCGTCCGCCCCGAACGCAGCTGCAGATGCCTATCTGGAATTCGCGCGTGGTTTCGACCTTGCGCCGCTCAAAGGCCTCTACACGCAAGACAGCCACTACGATCGCAAGATCGGCGCCGGTACGGCAACGGTGCGCTTTGCGCTGGTGAAAGGCGGCTGGTGGGAGCGCCTGATCGATCGACCGCATCGCTTCGGCAAGCAGAAGGCCCGCTTTGCCCCGGGGCAGAGCTATGTCGGCGTGTGGTGGGCCGCTCCGGCCACCCTGACCGCCATGCAAACCGCACGCGAGGTGTGGATCGTGGAGGGCATCTTTGATGCCATCGCGTTGTTCCAGCACGGCATCTGCGCGGTCTCGGCGATGTCCTCCAACGCCTATCCGGAGGACTCCCTGCGCGAGCTGGCCAAGGCGCGCGCCGCCGACCTTCCCACCCTGGTGTGGGGCCTGGACAACGAGCCAGGCGCACGCGGCTACACGCACCGCCACATCAAGCGCGCTGCGGCGCTGGGCTTCAAATCGCGTGCGGCGCAGATCGTCCAGCGCGACGGCAGGAAGACCGACTGGAACGACCTGCACCTGCGCGCCCTGGCCTCCGACGACGCCGAGCAGTGGGACAACGACCTCGCAGAGGCGCGCTACCAGGGTGACCTGCTCACTGCCCGGTCGGCGGTGGACAAGGGCCTGCTGATGTTTGAGCACGACGGCCGTTCTGATTTCTGGCTGGAATTCGGCTCACGCCTGTTCTGGTTCGACTTCGACGTGCAGCGCTTCGAGAAGCTGCGCCGCGAGAAGCTGGGCGACAAGGACACCGATGGGGACGACGAACTGGAGGCGGAGGATCTGCGCAAGATCAAGCGCGCCGCCTGCGCGGTCCAGCGTATCGCCGGCTGCTACCCGCAGGCGCTGTATTTCCAGCGCCACGAAGTGACCGACGAGAGCTGGTACTACTTCCGCGTCGACTATCCGGACGACAAACCCAGCGTCAAAGGCACCTTCACCGGCGGCCACGTCGCCAGCGCCTCCGAGTTCAAGAAGCGCCTCATTTCGTTGGCGCCTGGTGCGCTGTTCACCGGTAGCGGCCACCAGCTGGATCGGCTGATCGAGGAACAGACCGAGACCATCAAGACCGTGGAAGCGATCGACTTCGTGGGCTACAGCAAGGAGCACCGCGCCTACCTGCTTGGCGATATCGCCGTGCGCGATGGTGAGCTGGTGGCGGCGAATGAAGAGGACTATTTCGAGTTCGACAAGCTGCGCCTGAAGACCACGCAGAAGTCGATCCGGCTGGACATCCAGCGTGATGCTGAGGCGTTCCGCACCGACTGGCTGCCCTGGCTGTGGCTGTGCTTCGGCACGCACGGCATGGTGGCGCTGACGTTCTGGTTTGGCTCGCTGTTCGCTGAGCAGATCCGCACAGCGCATAAGAGCTTCCCCTTCCTCGAAGCGACCGGCGAGGCGGGTGCGGGCAAGACCACGCTACTGACCTTCCTGTGGAAACTTCTGGCGAGGTCGGACTATGAGGGCTTCGACCCGGCGAAGTCGTCCAAGGCCGGCCGTGCGCGCGCCATGGGCCAGGTGTCCGGCATGCCGGTGGTGCTGCTCGAAGCAGATCGCAGTGAGCCGGACAAGGCGCATGCGAAGACGTTCGAGTGGGACGAGCTGAAAGACTTTTTCGGCGGCGGCACCCTGGCGACGCGCGGCGTGCGCAACGGTGGCAACGAGACTTACGAGCCTCCGTTCCGCGGCACCATCGTGATCAGCCAGAACGCTGCGGTGGACGCCTCCGAGGCAATCCTGACCCGTATCGTCAAGCTGCATTTCAAGCGGCCTAACGTCACCACGGAAAGCCGCATCGCCGCCGACAACCTCAACGCCCTGCAGGTCGAAGAGCTGAGCCATTTTCTGGTGCGCGCAGTGCGCCAGGAGCGCGCCATCCTGGACCTGTTCGCCGAACGAGTGAAGATGTTCGAGGGCAAGCTGCGGGCTCAACCAGAGCTGCGCCTGGAACGCGTCATCAAGAACCACGCGCAGATGCTGGCGCTGTTCGACTGCCTGCGCCTGGTCCTCACCATTCCCGACGACATGGTCGAGAAAACGCGCCTGGCGCTGCTGGACATGGCCCTGGAGCGCCAGAAGGCGATCAGCGCCGACCACGCGCTGGTGAACGAGTTCTGGGAGGTCTACGAGTACCTCGAAGCCACCGGCCACGGCAAAGCCGTGGTCAACCACAGCCGCGACGCGCAGCGCATCGCCATCAACCTCAACCACTTCGCTGCACGCGCGGCGCAGTTCAGCCAGGGCGTACCGGATCTGAAGGTGCTGCGGGCGCTGCTGAGCGACTCGCGCCGGCACAAGTTCATCGGCGCCAACGTGGCGGTAAACAGCGCGATCCTCAAGGACGAACTGACCGGCGCGGGCACCACCGTCAAGTGCTGGGTGTTTGCGAAATGAGCGCTGCGGCCCGTGTTGGAAATTTTGGGAATTTTTCGTTGACAGCATCCCAAGGACGGAGCAATTATTACCGCGTCGCCGCAGAATCGGCGACCGGGATTGGTCTCCCGAAACTACACGGCGCAACAGCGCCCATCGAACGATGCCAGGCGCTTTTTTCTCGCCCGACATTCGCTCGGGTGCGTGCCTGCCAGTTCTATGGCGGGCGGTGCGTGGGGGCCGCAAGGCCCGCCGGTTCCGTGTGTCCGGTAGACCAACCCGCACCGTCCGCCACCTCGATTGGTCTCGAGGCGGCGGATTCCAATCAACACACGGAGTTCCGCATGTCCTACGACGCTCAAGAAGCGCCGGTCGCTGCCGCGCGCCAGATCGCCCACTATTTCGGCCTGATCGCCAACACCCTCGACTGGAACCACACCGCCTGGCTCGCTCTGCAGGCGAAGCTGCAGGCCAGCGGTAAGGCGCCTGAAGCGCTGACCCTGGCCGACGTTGCGGCGGCCATTGCGACGATCAACGCCGACCAGGCCGAGGTGCGCCAATGAGCCGCCGTGCCCTGATCAAGACCCACCGCATCGCGCCTGGTGTCTATGTGAGCTTGCAGGCCCGCAGCCAGGACGTGCTCGCCGAGCTGTATACAGATGGCCTGCACGACCGTGCGCCGGTGATGTTTGCCTGCAGCGCAATCGGGAAACCCTCCGCCGTGTTCCTTGCCGATGACGGCACCGGCCTGGTCATCGGCACGTTGCACGTGGTGATGCCGGAAGCCGAGGCCGCCGCGCTGCAGGAGTGGGTGATTGAGCGCATGCCTGCGCTGGAGGTGCTGTGATGGACCGTGCCGACATGCCCCAGTTCACGGTCGGTGAGGCCGACTACACGATCAGCGAAGCCGAGCACGACAGTCTCTGGCGCGCGCATTACGCGGTGGCACTACTCGCCGCACTCAGCAACGACATAACGAGCCAGGCCGGAATCACCGCTGATAGCACCGCTGCTGTTGCGGATTACGTGCGCGAAACGCTGCTCGATGTCGTGCTGCACGCGCAGCGCATCCATCCCGAGCAGGAGCGAGACCACGACCGCCCCGCCGATTTGATCTAACCGTTTCAGCGGGCCCGGCGGGCGGTGCTGGAACACCGCCCCAAGGCCCTCCACCAACGCAACTCAGGAGAGTCGATATGCAACAGCAAACTGGAACACGTCCAGCCACGGCAGCACGCCTGCTAGCTTTGGGCACCGGACCCGACGCGGAGGCTAGCACGCCGGGCGTCGTCGCCTACGATCGCGGCGTGGGCGATTGCTCGGCCACCATCACCCTGCATGTCACGCATGCTTCGGTGGTAGTCACTGCCGCGCTGAGCATGGGGCCATTGCGCGAGGCACATCAGTCATGGGAGCGGCGGCGCGGCTCCGGCGGAGGCTGGAAACTCATCGAAGGCCCCCGCCTGTGGACGGCTGCAGAGGACTCGATCAGCACGGAGCTGGCCGAGTTCATGGACGGCCTGGACTTCCCTTTCGACCTGGCCAACATGTTGCCGCGCCGCCCGACTGCGGCTGCTGCCGCCGCAATGGCACAGGCTGCACGCGAGGTGGCCAATGGCTGAGTTGCTCGCGCTCGCGATGGCGTTCCCGCCGGCGATCGGTGGCGCGCTGTTCTACCGGCTGTGGTCGACCCGCCGCCCGCGCCTCACTCGGATTGGGCTTGCTGTTGGCCAGGTGCCACAGCGTCGCCGTGGCCGCGCCCGGATGGCGGTGCGCCGGGAGGCTGTGCATGGCTAAGTCCGTCATCTTTCTTGGCCCGCAAGGCACGGGGAAATCGCTCAACGCCGAGTTGCTGTGCCAGAGGCTGAGCCTGCAGCAAGTCATCGAATTGGACGACCTGCTGCACACGTTCCGCGCGGACCGCATAGGACCAGTGGGACAGCTGATTGTCACCTGCAACGAGCAACAAGCGCAGACATGGTCGGTGCGCTGGGGGCTGCGAGTGCTCAGTGTCGTGGAAGCACGCGCCCAGCTCGGGGCCGCGTGGAGGACGCAGCCATGAACCTGCAGCGCATGATCGAGGTTGCGCGCGCCGCCGCGCGTATGAAAGGCCCCGGTCCCTTATCCACTGGGGAAGCGCTCACTGCTGCTCTGGTGCTGAATCGTGCCGACTGGCTGGCTGAGATGGACTACACCATTGCAGAGGCGCTGGACCGGATCGACTCCGATACCGTGCAGCATCTGCGGGAGGCCGAGCGCGTGCTGCGCTCGGAGGTGCCGTGACGCAACGTCAAGTCGACCACGACAAGCCGCTGCCGCCCTGCAAGAACGGCCATTTAGCTCGCCATATGCTCGACGCCCGCCGCCCCGAGGCGGGCGGCGGGCACTTCCTCGAGTGCGTATGTGGGCGCACGCAGAAGCATCCCAGCTACGAGCTGGCCATGATCGAGTGGCGCCGAGCGCATCGAATCCGCGCACCACGCCAGGCACGTCCCCGTGCGCCTAACGTCGTGCAGCTTGGCCTGCGCTTCACTGGCGCGCGCCAGCGATGATCGAGGGCGCGAACATGGAAGGGTTTCGCAGAGCTTGCGAGACGCGCCACTGGCTTCGGCAAGGCTACGTGGATGCGGCTAAGGTGCGGGAGCTCCGGCTCCGCATCGCAGCCCTGCGCGGCTACGCCGCGGCTGACTTGCTCGTGGAGGAAATGCGCGAGCAATGGCGGTGCAGGCGGGAGTGGATCGGAGGAACAGGCGCGTGAGCAGTCCGGTGATTACGTTCGAGGATCTGCGTCGCCTTTGCGCGCCGGTCGGTCCTGCTCCCCGTGCATCCACGGTAGTGCGCTGGGCGCGCGAGCAGGGAATTCTCTACAGGTACGACGGAAGGGGCGGAATCTGGACAACCCTGGACGCGCTCAACGCTGCAGTGGGGCTGGCCCAGAACACCGCTGAGCCACACCACAAGGAGCTGATCTGATGGGACGCGGCAGGAAGCGGAAGTTCAACCCGGATATCCCCAGGCACATAGACCAGGACGCCCTCCCAAAGGGCGTCTACTGGGCTGATGGGCGCTGGTACATCATCGAACCGCATCCCGAGGGCGGCCCCACCAGGAAGCGCACCATTGCCTACGTGGATGCGCGGCTTTCCGACCTTCACGCGGCCAAGGAAGCATCCCGTGGCGCCGGCCTGGTCGGTTCGCTGCAGTACCTGGCCAACGCGTTCAAACTTTCTACCGAGTACCGGGACCTGTCTCGCAGCACCCGCGATGACTACGATCGCCATGCCGAGGTGGCCTGCGGCTACGCGCTGAAGGACGGCAGTCTGCTCGGGAGCCTGCAGGTGGACCGTCTCTCCGTTCCCCTGGTGCAGCGTCTGGTCGAAGCGCTCGCCAAGGGACGGGAAGCGAGCGCCGTGCAGCCCGCGTTGCCTGCCCGTCCGTCTACGGCCAATCACACGCTGCGGTATCTGCACCGATTGTTTGCCTGGGGCATACGCATCGGCCATTGCAAGACCAACCCGGCCAGCGGCGTGCGCGGTGCGAAAGAGCGCGCGGATGCAAAGATGCCGGACCCGCAATCGTTCACGGCGGTGCTTGAGTTCGCCAAGTCACGCGCCACGTTACCGCTCCACGCGAAGGGAGCGGTTCCGCCCTACATGCCGGCGGTGATGGTTCTGGCCTACAACGCACGTCTGCGCGGTGTCGAGGTAACCGACCTGACAGACGCGGACGCCCTCCAGCAGGGAGTGCGCTGTACGCGCCGCAAGGGTTCCCGCGACAACATCACCGCCTGGAACGACGATCTGCGGTGGGCATGGATCTGGCTGCGGGACTACCGTGCTCAACGGATCCATGCGCACAAGCGACCGGTCCCCCTGCGCCCCGAGCAGCGCGGCCTGCTGGTCACACAGACCGGCACGCGCTTGGCACGATCGACATTGAAGACGGCCTGGCAGCGCCTGATCACGGCTGCGATCGAAGCCGGCGTGATCGAGGAAGAAGCGCGCTTCACGCTGCATGGCCTCAAGCATCGCGGCATCACCGACACACGCGGCACGCGGGCGCACAAACAGGACGCTGCGGGCCACGCCACGCCGCAGATGACGCACCGTTACGATCATGAGTTGCAGGTGATTGCGCCGCCGGAGTTGCCTACCGATGAGCCGTTGGCATTCGCTGACCTCGTCAAGCTGTCGGACACGTGA